GCCGCAACGTAAAGACGTTAAGAAAACGAAAGCCCTTCTCGAAGATGCTGCGTTATTAATCGCGGTTGATACGAACGCAAAGGAAGGGCGCGGCATGATCGGCTTAAATAAAGGGCGTGACGGCGGCGAAGGAGAGTCCGCGGAGATTATCTACTTGCCGCAAATCGGCGTTGTGAAGCAGCCGGAAGCCGGAGAAGCAGCGGCAGCCCAGTTCGATTTCTAAGTCGGAAAGAATTTCATATAAAATTCTGAATAGTTTCGACAAAAACCGACTGTATAAAATGTAACATTCGTGTAATATTCTTTACAAATACATCTTTTGGAGGTGTTCACATGCCGACTTTAACACTAAACGGACGCCACGTCGATGTAGATATCCGATATGAACTCGAACAATTCGAATGGACTCGACCTACCTGGACGGAAGACCGGTTGCTCGCAGCCAGTCCGTTCCGTTACGATCGAACGCCAAGCTTCTACGTATATCTCGAAGATACAGCGTCCGCAAAGGCCGGCTACTGGGGCGATTCAGGCGCTTATGATGCCGAGTTTGCGCGCGGCGGGTTCGTTAAATTACTCGCTTTCCTGCGCGCTGAAACCGAAGACGAAACTGTCGATTATTTATTGGACGCGTATGCACCGATGGCTAAAGACGGACGCCTAACGCTTCGCCTTCCGAAACTTAAAGCCGTAGCAAAACCAGAACCTTTGCCGGAATCTATGCTGGCGGACGTTCAGGCCGGACCTAACGACTATCTAACCGGACGCGGCATATCGGCTGAAGTACAGCGCGAGGCTGACGTGGGTCTTGTCGGAAATGCGGTCGCGATTCCGTGGCGTCTGCCTAACGGGCGACTCGCTAACGTGAAATATCGATCAACGTGCGGCAAGGCTTTTTGGTACGTAAAAGGCGGATGGCCTATTCGCGATTTAGTCTACGGAATGGACCTCGTTTATGCCAGGCGGCTAAGGCACGCGGTCATTTGCGAGGCGGAAATCGATGCTATGGCGTGGCGTTCGGTCGGGGTTCCGGCGATTGGAACCGGCGGCAGCGCATTTAATTTGAAAAAGGCGGACATAATTACGCAGTCACCTATCGAATATTTAACGGTGGTTACAGATAACGACAAAGCTGGCGATAAATTACGTGCGGCGATTGAGCGTTATTTAAACGGAAAGGTGCGGCTTGCGCACGGTTATATAACGGAGGTGAAAGACGCTAATGAGCTTCTAGTGGCGCGCGGTGCAGAGGCGTTGAGAAACGTTTATGATCGTGCGGAGGGCGTACGTACTGTATTACGTGTCGGTTCGGGAATTTCCGAACTTCAGGTCGGCCGGAGGTTCTAGCCCTCCGTTTCGTCGCCGGATACCTCTACCCACTCGTATAAGTCTTCGAGTCTACAGCCGAGTGCACGAGCGATATTATAGGCGAGCTCGATATTCGGTATATTGCGAAGACTGGCGTAATCAGAAATACGCGATTTATCTAGTCCGACCTTGGCTGCGAGTTGCGCGTGTTCAATTCCGATATCTTTGCATAATTCGGGTATCCGGCATTTGCCGACCTTAAACGTAATAAACACCTCCATTTCGTAAAGGTGTCTTATACATTGTATATTATTGTCTTCTCAATTTCCATAATTACAGAAAAAAATTATTGACTTATCGATAAAGAGATAATTATAATTAGGGTAAGAGAAATCACCAAAGATAATCTTCATTACACTCGATATGTAGAGGGGGGTCTTTACATAATGAAAGACGCAAAGGCTTTTTTGTTTGATAAAATAGAAGATAGAGACGATTTAACTAATGAAACGTTGCTGAGGGTATTGGATGTAAGTTCGAGGCAACTTACTTATTTAAGAAACGGACAGAGGAACCTTACCTTTCACCATATGCTTAAAATTTGTATGCTTGTCGAACCGTCTGACTACAAAAGTTTAATGCGCGAGCTGTGCCCATCACTTTCCACAGACAACTGCATCAAGAATTCATTTGAATATGCTGCCGTTACAAGAGATTTAGTTTTACTTGAGAGGCTTTTAGAAGTTCACGCAAATGAAAGGGGTACTGTCGGCGAGTATGTTCGATTTTATTCTTTCTTATTCAAGTATATGAAAGGCGAGATAAAGTTTTATATGCTAAAAGAAAGCCTTTTCGAATTCCGAAAATCAAGTGCACCTACTCTTAGAATACTAGTTGATATTTATGATTGTCTGGCAGACTTAATAGAAGGAGACTGTCTCGATGTTCTTGAAAAGTCAAAAGCTATTGGTGAAAGCATAAGAATGCTGAATAATAGAAATTACCCCTTAATGAAAGAGTTTTATGCTTACCGTCTATCTGAAATACTTGCCCACTCCCACCTACAACTAAACAATCTAGAGTCAGCAAGAAAATACGCTAACATTCTTATACACGCAAACATAAATAAGAGGATTGAGTCAGATTCTTTTTATGTCTTAGGAATGTCCTATTTATTAAACGATCAGGAAAAGTGTTTACTATTTTTGAATAAAAGTTATTCTATAGCAAAGGAACTCGGAGGGATTTATGAGTCACTAGGACACTTCAATCTAAATTTTGCAAAATTACTTCTGAAAAACGAACTCGATGAAGGATCTCACCTCTCACTAGTAGCGTTACAAAAATTAATCAACGGAGAAAGTTCGTTCCATAACGAATATTCCAACCTGATCAGTATTAAAGATCCTCAATTCATTCAGTATGCGGAAAGTTATAGAAGTAAAGAAGACAGAATAAATAAATTTCTTGATTTTGTGTCCAAATCTCAATATTACTTTGCAGTTATTATTGTAAGAGATATTATAAACACGGGGGAAGACTCCCAGTTTGTAACTTCTCTTATAAATCTTAAAAATAACAGAGAAGAAAAAGGAGATGTTTTGTTTGAAGAAGATTTTATTCGGAGTTTTAGGGTTGGTAGCGATTATCAGCATAGGATTGTTTGGCGTTGAGATGGTAGACAGTTCGTCAGTAGAAACAGCAGCGAATCAACTTGGAGGATAATATGAGACAAGACACGACCCAAAGGTCGTGTCTATTTATTATCTTTCGTATCGGAACAATCAGGAATTTTATTGGGTTTGTTCATTTTTGAAAAATACTGAATCTTTCATGTTAGTATTCAATTAAGAAATAAAAACAAAAAAAAATCTTCAATTTATGTGTCCGTTTTGGAATGAGTATGTGCAGTTATATATGAGAGGTGATTTTGTTGAAAACAAACAAAAACTTAATAGTACTTATCGAGAAATATCAAGAGACAGGAGACTCGTGTTATTTCGACCAGGTATTTGATCATTTCCAGTATTTGATGAGAGGTATTGCATTGAAATATACCCGCGATTGTCAACTGTTGTACGATGATCTGATAAGTGTTCTATATGAAAAGATGTGGGAATGTCTTAAAAATTTTGACTCAAGAAGGACAGGCAATCTAGAAAACCACTTAAAAGTTCGACTATTTAGAAGTGCTATAAATTTTACACAAAGTAAGCAGTTGACGTATATAAAAAAGAGAATACCAATGGATACAACTGCGGAAGAGAATGCTGCAACATTCGAATCCGGCGAAGCTATCCGAATTGAGGATTACGTGGTTTCTAGAGTAGACGGAGAAATAAAAACGGACCAAGATAAGCTGCAACTTATCAAGGCCCTAACAGTAAATTCCGATGCCGTAACGACTGCAATCGTTAATGAGCATCTTTCGAGTGAGCGACCTACATACGCTTCGATCGGCAGTAAGGTAGGCGTTCACTACAAAAAAGTAGAACGTGTGATCAAAGGTTTAGCGAAAAATTACGACGCTTCTCAACACGGCGAACTTAACGCTTTTCTATCTGTATAACACGCTATACGTAACTAGGTCCGAGGACGTTCGTTACTCCTCTATAATACAATTCGTTGCCAACGGAATCAAGCGAACACTTTACGAACGCATCCCCGCGACCTAGTACGATAATCTCAATTAAAACGGAGGCTAACGTACTATGACTACTTTAAATTTACCCAATCTTAACGAAATCCAAACGTTAATCGCGCTAGATGAGCGCAAACTTACCGAAGTTATTTATCAAGGCGCATGGCCGCACGACGAAGATCCGGCCGATTACTATCCGGCCATTAAGGCGGTGCGCGTCGGATGAAACATTACGAGGTCACAAAGCACGCTGTTGACCGCGCTGTAGAACGATTAGGGATAAGTCGCCCACAAGCCGCCGGACATATTCGGCAACTAATGCAAACGGCTTTCTATGTAGGCGATCTTAACAACGAATATGGTCATCGAACAAAAGCGTTCGATCATATTAAATCAAGAACACGATTGATCGTCGATGGTATTCGCGTAGTGACCGTTTACAAAATGGCCGATCCTTTGGCGCCAGTCGAAGATAACCCGACCGCAAGTACACCGCCAATTACCGAACTTCCTGACGAACTCAAGACGGTACTTAAACGCAAGTCTGACGCTTTGGTTGTCCGTCGTAATCGCGAATTACGAACTCTTACGATTCAGCTTGCGGAAAAGAATCTCGAAATCGCCCAACTCGAATTGAATCGCGCTAGAGCAAGAGCGCATAAGATTATCGCTGTTATCGACGCGAAAATAGACGTTGCGAAGAAAGAACACGCAGTCATTAACGAAAAAGTTAACGCGATTAAATACGAAATCAATTCGATTGAAAAAGGAGTGGCGGCCTATGTCTGACGCTGTATGGATCGTTCCTATTGTCGTGATTATCAGCGCGGTCATTATCGGCGGCATGTGGACGCAAATAAACGAAGACGAAAAGAAGACGCAGTAAGGGCGCCAGGCCCTCGGAGAATGTCGGGGTGGCCGTTAAGTAATTCGGGTCGCGTCGCTACTGCCAAGCGCTGGCGGCGTTTCGGGCGCAGATACCGGCATTTTGCGAGGGCTTAACGCTCAATATTAAAACGTAGGGGGAAAACGAATGACACAATTTCAAACAGGCGCAGAGGCACTCGGTTCATTAATCGGAGGTAACGGTGGCGGTAGTTCGAAAAAGGATAAGGTCGACTTTACGAAGCTAGGCAGTGAGCCGATTAAAGTCCGCGTAAAATCGCCGTTTGACTTAATGCGCTACTTTGCTTATGGAGTACACGGTAAAGTAAACACGTTTATTGCGAAGAATCCTCCGACTTACAACGATAAAGGGTTCGCAAGCGGAAATTTGACGCCTTGGGATAAAGCTTCTGATTATTACTATAAATTAGCGCAAAAAGAACCGGATAAATCAGCGAAACGGCAAGAACTTTCTACACTCGGATATAGGTTCCGTGCTAAACCGCGATATATTATGGGCTTCTACGATTTAGAGTCCGGCAAAGATATTATCGTCGATTTCACGAAGAAACAAGCCGAAGCCGTTTACTCGACTATTTTGGAATATGTGGAGACGGATGAAGACGGAAAAATTATCGAAGACGGAGAACACGATATCTACAACATGGCGTTCAAGCTATCGAAAAAGGGTGAGAGCACCAATACAGTGGGATCACTTGCGCCAATCATTAACCTTTCGAAAGGTTTGACGGCAGAAGAACAAGCGAATCTTGAATCTTCCGCAGGCCAGCCGTTCGATACTTCGATGTTCGAGGGCGTTCTATACGAAATGGACGAAGAGGAAATGATTAAGTCGCTCGTCAAAGCGGACTTCGATATCAGCATTCTCGGCTTAACGATCGGCGGAAACGCGGCAGAATCTAACGAGCCAACTTCCGAAGAACTACCGTTCTAATCACGCATAACCAAACGAAAAGGAGGCGCTCATATGGCGCATAGAACAGAAGATACCGGCAAATATTCGGAACTGATCGCTCGTGCTGCGCTGCTGGCTAGCGGCTGGCAGGCGGTCAGTACGTCCGAAACGGAAGAATCATTCGATATTAGCGCGAAAGACCCGTTGAGCGGCGAGTGGAAAACGTTCCAGGTGAAGACGATTATTGTACGTGAAAAGCGCGGCGGCAAGCGGATCGTCCAGGCGCGGAAGAACGACGGCACGCCTTATACGCTTGATGAAGTCGATTACTTTATCGGCGTCGAGGTCGGTACGGGTCCGGCGCCCGCCGTTTGGATGTTCGAGAATCGCGAGCTGACCGAATATTGGGGGCCGCAGTCGAAGGAAGGCAAGCGATGGGTACGGATGGACTTGGCGTTCAGTCGCGAAGACGTAGAGTTTATGGAAATTAACGAAGCGGAGGCGGTATAAATGGGATACATCGTTAGGGTACACGTTGGAGACAGCCATAAGACAGGCGTTTTAACTAGGCCGATATTGGCGGGACAGCCGGAGCACGAGCCGTGGGTTTTCGAATATCGTGATGATGCCGCGATGAAGGCTCGTAAATTACGTGAGGGAAGTTCTATCAACGTATGGTGCACGATCGAGGAATATAACGATACGGAGGCGGTTTGATTGGCGAAATTAGAAGGCGTTAAGACACTCGATATGGTGAACGGTGAAATTACGAAGGTTGAGTATAACTGTGCGACTTACGAGCGTGTGGACGGCGAAGCGAAAGCGGGGGATATCGGACTACGTATAGACAAACCGACTTCCTACGCTACAGTTGGCGCATTTTATCAATTCGTATATGATCTTGGTGGTCTAAGTTTTATTGACGATGTCGGAGATAAACCGTATGTGGCGGGGAACCATTTTGCAATATTCCGCAAAGTCGCCGCCAGCACCAATCCGTCCGTAGAAGAACGCGTAGCAAAGGCGGAAGGCGAGATCGAATCGTTAAAATCCGACGTGGCTGCCTTGAAGGGTGGAGCGGAATATAAGCGAATTGCCAAAAGCGAAGCGCGAGCGGGCGATTACGTAAAGTTCGATGATCCTCCGAGCTATCTAACTGATAAGGAATATTACGAAATTAAAGAATTTTATGACGGAGACCCCATAATTATTGACGATGATAACGATGAATACGACACCTACGCTTACAATTTCGAATTTTACCGCAAAGTCAGCGCCTCAAGCGTAGAGACCGAGCCGAAGCCTGAGCGTCTGAAGGTCGGTGATTATGCGAAGGTGGTCCGTGAGGAATTCGGCCACCTGTTTGATACCGATGACATAATCGAGTTAATTGGGGTGGGAAACAACCCGAATTTTATAGCGCGAAGTCTCTTAGACGGGGAAGTTTGGTACGTCGCTGCATCGGAAGTTGTACGCGCCACTGACGAAGAAGTTGCCGAAGCTAAAGACGCAGTAGCACGCGCTAAATTCAAAAGAGGCGATAAGGTGCGGTTGAAGTCGGGCGGTGAAAAGTTTCCTTTGAGTGGGTTTAGTGACGGTGGGGTTTATACGGTTATGTATAATGACTTCAATCACTTACTTGGTAAGCGTATTCGAATCGCTGACGGTACCGAAAGGTTCGGTTATGCAACGCCAGACCAACTCGAAATGTTATCCGAAGAGGAAGCCGCCGAACGCAAGAAATGGGCGGAAATCGGACGCGAGGTTGGCGAGTATAAGGTCGGTGATATATTCCGCCGCAATTACGACGGAGATTTGTTCGAGATCACTCGCATAGATGACCGATTGCAATATCCGATCAGATTCACGGATTTAACGGGCGATGAGAACGGATGCAAGTACGAAGCGAATCTAACGCTAGTCACGCCAGTTGAGGCGCGCTTTGACCGCTAAAGCCGCCGCCGTCTGCGCCAATTGCAACGCTAACCTCTACGAAGGGCGATCCGCCATTTATGATTCGCTCTTCGAGGTATATGCGTGCGACGCGACGTGTTGGTCGGAATGGTATGCGGAAAACGAACCGGAATATAAACGGAGATGGACGGAGGCGGTCGATCTGTAAAACGCGAAAGGAGGACGACAGATGGAAGGCTTACGGTTAAACTTGAACGCGCTTAAGCCGGCGGCACCGAAAACGGAGGCGGTCCAGGCGACGGCCAAGCGGAAGGCGAAAGCCAAGACCGCCGAGCCGATCGAGGAAAGCTGGCGCAAGATATTCGCGATGAAGCTATCGGATGCCGACCGCAAACGGCTAACCGAAGTCAAGGCGGCCATGGATGCGGGCAAGTTAGCGCGAGATCCGGCTGACTGCGTTAATAAGGCCGGCAATCCTAAAGCGTTCAGCAAGGCGGAGGCGCTCCGGCTATGGAAGACGCTACAGGAAGCCCAGCGCGAAGAAACCTTGCGGCAGATGGTCGAGAACACGCCGGATAATTATTGGCTGATAACGGACGCCGAACGTTTCAATGAATTCCTGGCGTTGCTGGATAACGAAGAAGAAATCGTATTTGACGTAGAGACGACGGGTACAGACGTATGGAACGACTATATTGTTGGCCATGTAATTACGGCCATTAAAGCGGACGTACATGCGTATATACCAACGAAGCATAAAACGGATCATCCTCAATTAGACAACGAATATGTGCTCGAAAAGTTGCGTCCGTACTATGAAGAAGAATCGATCGGTAAGCTCGCCCATAACGCCAAGTTCGATATACACATGCTGGACCGCGAAGGTATTAAGCTGCGCGGACTAACGTGGGATACACAGGAAGCTATGCGGTTGCTTAACGAAAATGAGCCGTCCTTTGCGCTGAAGAATCTCGTTACTAAGTACCTGCGGATTAAATCGGATACCTACGGAGACTTATTCGGAAAGATCGGCTTTGACGAAATCAGCGACTTGAAAATTGCGCTTGCCTATGCTGCAAAAGACGGTGATGTTACGCGTAAACTTCGAGATTTCCAACGTTATCAGCTTACGAAATTCCCGGAGATCCTTCGTTATTATGAAACGATAGAAGTTCCATTGATTAGTGTCGTGCAGAAACTGGAGTCGACCGGATTCGATATCGACTTAGATTTCGCGAAGGAATACGGTAAGGAAATCAAAGCGGAGATTGACCGTTTATATGAGGAGATTATCGACGAGTTAGGCGATATTAACATTAACTCGCCGGCGCAGCTTAAGCCAGCGTTAGAGGAAGCGACGGGGGAAAAACTAGCATCAACTGATGCGAAGAAAGTGTTGAAACCACTCGCGAAAAAGTATCCGATTATCAAGAAGCTTCTCGAATATAAAGAACTATTCAAACTCTATTCAACGTACATCAACGCTTTACCGGAATTGATTGACCGCAAGACCGGAAAGCTTTACACGAACTTTAATCAAAACGGCGCAAAAACTGGACGCTTTTCATCCGGAGGTACCGGCGTTAACCTTCAGAATCAGCCGAAGGAAGCGCGTAAGTTATTCGTTGCTCCTAAAGGTTACGTGATACTTGGCGGAGACTGGAGCCAGCAAGAATACCGGTGCCTGGCGTACTTTACACAAGATCCGAAGCTAGTCGATAATTACTTGCAAGGAAACGACTTATACGCGTCGATTGCTTCCGAGGTTTTTAACAAGCCGATAGAAGAGTGCGGAGACGGATCGGTATATCGCAAACAAGCAAAAGTTATCATGCTCGCGGTTGCTTACGGTGGTGGCGCTAACATGCTTAAAGATGCGATCGGAATTACGAAGCAGGAAGCGCAAAAGTTCCTCGATAACTTCTTCGAAAGGTTTCCGGTGGTTAAGAAGTGGGTCGAATCGAATCAAGCTTTCGTTAAAAAACACGGCTACGTATGGATGGATCACTGCCAGCGAAAGAGACGTTTGCCGGACGCAAAGGATCGGAATGCCAAAGGGCACTATTCGGCTGTGTATACGCAGTCAACAAACGCTAGAGTTCAGGGGTCAGCAGCCATTCAGACTAAAGCGACAATGATTGCGCTGCAAGAGTTGTGTGATAGGAAGACGGCTGAAGGCCGTGGTATATGGCGGCCGTGGTGCGTAGTGCATGACGAAGACCTGTTGTTAGTTCCGGAAACAATTACGAGAGAAGACGTAAAAGCTTTCGAAGACGTTATGGTAAATACATACGTTTTCGGAAATATCCCGAATAAAACTGATATTGAGATCAGTCGCAGATGGGGCGAAGGGATGAAAGTAACCGAATTTTTCACTGGCGAAGTCAAACGCGATGATTACCCTAAAGAGGCTGATTACGAAAAACAAAAACGGATTGTTAGCGAAGGCTGGCAAGGAAAAACGGAGGCGGTTTAATATGGCGAAAACTTACGTTGTACTCGACTTAGAAACGACAGGACTCGATTATAAGTCCGAACAAATTACGGAAATTGGTGCGATTAAGATTGACGAAGGTTTTAACGAAATTGATCGCTTTCATACGATGGTTGCGTTAGAGGAAGGGCGCGAGCTGCCGGAATTCATTACAAAACTAACCGGCATCACAGCGGCCGATCTCGAAGGGGCGCCGACTGAAACCGAAGCGCTCGAAAAGCTGAACGAATTTATCAGTGACTCAATCGTAGTTGCGCAAAACGCTCCGTTCGATCTGTCGTTTATCAGTCGAGGCCGAATCGAGCCTGAACGGTTCTATTGTACACGAGCTATGGCGCGTTTTGTGGAGCCGGAATTGTCTTCGAGCCTTAAGGACGTTGCTAAACGCAATGGTATTTCGCTTGAAGGACATCACCGAGCGCTTAACGACGTAGAGGCGACGATCGAAGTCTTTAAGCGCTACCTACCGCATGTAAGGTCGCAATATAACGAGTTCGAAAACATCGTTCAAGACTCCGCAGACCGTCCATTGAAGTTTAAGCCAAAGAACGCTATTGTCCGCACAGTTCATATGGTCGCGTTGGATAATGCGGACTTAATTCGTTTGGTTAGAGCTTTTCCGGAAGATCACGATATGTTTACCAAGCTGGGTAGTATTATCGGCCGTACGATGAAAGGACGTGATTAATTGACGAACCCAAACGCACGATCAGCCGCAAATTCACTGCGCGCCCAATTAGCGCCGGCGCCGTCCGAGCCGACCACATACGCGCAGCAGATTGCGGATGAACTCATCGAATATTTAAACGAATGGCACTCGCTGCCCGAAACGTGGGATAACGATTTAGACGCGCGGATACACCGATGGTACGCAGATGCTCCGAAAGTATTTCCGAAGAAGCCGTATTTTTCGCCGTCATCTGCAAACGCATGTCCGCGCGAGCTCTACCACAAAGCGATCGGATCACCGAAAGACGAAACGCGAAAGCCTCCGTATCAAGGACGATGGACGCGCATCGGAACGGCGATTGGCGATATGATCCAGCGTGATTTGCTCTTTATGGAAAAACACTTCGAAAAGAAAACCGGCCGGCCCTGCCCGTTCAGCTTCGAACGCAACGAAGACGGTACGCCGGTGTTCGAGGACTTCGCCAAGCGGAACCATAAGATCGAGCACGCCGGCAAGACGTTTCATCTGTATGGAACATGCGACGGCATCATGCGCTATGTCACCGAGGATGGCGAAGTATTGCGCGTAGGCCTCGAAATCAAATCGAAGCAAACGAGCGCAGCCCGTACGTCTTTCTATTCGCTGAAGAAGCCGGATGAAAAGCACGTTAAGCAGTGCGTCGCTTATGCGGAGATGTATGGCGTCGACTTATACGTAATCCTCTACGTAAACGCATCGAAGAAGGCGTGGGAGTACGAAGAAGGCGAATTCGAAAAGTCGCCGGACATCCGGGCGTTCGGCCTCGAAATCGGACGCGAAGAAATCGACGTGCTGCTCGATAGATTCGTAGAAATTCAGAATTCGATTGACGACGGCAAGCCGATGGCGGTAGACCTTAACGGCTGGACATTCAACGGATACAAAACGGCTATTGCGCAATCGCTTACGGCGGCCGAACTGGAAGCCATTCGTGATAAGGTTTCGCGAGTCAAGCGGTCGAACGTCTTTGATTCCACGAAAAGGCAGTACGCCGGGGCCCTTGAGTTTATCGAAAAAGTACGCAAAGGGGAGGCGGTTTGATGACCTTCTTAGCTTATCGCCAAATTATCTTGGACTACGAAATGCATGTCATCTATCGAACTAGGAGCGGGCTAATTGACAACGAAAAATCAACACGCCTTCTCGATAAATTAGACGAATGGAATAAAACCGGGTGTGAGGTTCTTTCGTATGATTAGCGCCAAGCCTATCCGCATCCTAGCGTTAGACATATCGACTAATCCCGGCTTCGCGGTCCTCGAAGTCAAACGGCTGAAGTCAGGTCCGCGCGTGAATCTCGTACACGTAACGTCTGTCAGCACGACGAGCCAGTCGCCGGACAGTCACCGGTATTCCTATATCGAGGCAGCGGCAACGATGGTTCTGCACGAACATGGACCGTTCGACGTTGTTGTCCGGGAGCATTACACGAAAGGGCGCAATAGGCGATCGACCCAAACGGTGTTTGGTGCGTGGGCCGTCATCGACTTAGCGCTTGGTAAATACGGCTATAAGGCGGATGTGGAGATCACGCCGACAACGGTTAAAAAGGACGTAACCGGAAAAGGTAGCGCATCAAAAGACGAAGTAGAGGCGGGAGTACGGCGGATACTTTCGCTCCCAGCCGACTTTACATTTCGGACAGATGACGAATCGGATGCGGTGGCGATTGGGCTTTCGTATCTTGTTCGCGAGAAGATTATAAAACCGGAGGAGGGCGAATAAATGGATCAAGAATATTTTTTAATCGCAGGGAAAACGGAGGGGTTTAGTTATGCGGATGCTAAAGTTCTTCGCTGCCGCTCCGAAATCGATGCGGAGAGCCTTGTTAACTCACTTAGACACAAGGGCTATTCGATCTTTTACGTCACTAAAACCGTCTATCGAATCGATGATAACGCGACTATCGGGGAGGCGAAATAATGGACCGCATAATAAAGTGGGGGACGATCGCAGTAATCGCATTGTTCGTATTTGTTTTCGTGGTAGCGGCGCCGGCATACACGATTGCGTCTTACCATAACGAAAACACTTACGTAATAAAGGTAACGGATAAAGAAACGAAAACGTCTGACGATTCCTCGAAGTATCTGATTTTCGGAGATGACGAGAAAGGTAACGCAAAAGTGTTCGAAAATACCGACGCAATATTTGCGCGGAAGTTTAATTCCAGCGATCTGTACGCGGAGATCGAAATCGGTAAGACGTACGAATTCAAGACGGTCGGCTTCCGGATTCCATTTATGTCGAGCTACGAAAACATAATGACGGTAAAGGAGAAGTGATCGGATGTTTAAGCGGAGATTATACGAAACGCTTTCGTGGATACTTACGGGCGCAATGTTCTTTCTGTTGATTAGATTTCTGGTATGGGCGATAGCATCTCCCGTAGCAAAAGCGATCTTCGCGATTGCACTCGTATTCGGCCTGCTTTTCGTCGGGCTTTACGGAATCGTCCGGTTTATCTTATGGCTGATCGTCGAACCCTACCGCGCGTATAAACGCGAGCGCGAAACGGAGGGAACGGCCGAATGATTCACGGAGCAACTGACGAAGGTTTGCGTAATATGAGACGCTGGCTTAACGAAAAACTGATCGAAAGTGATACCGCCATCAGCTTCCACGACCGGAAACTGATCGAGGAGCGTATCGAGCGAGAACGGACACAGGCGCGGCTGGACGAAGTGGAGGCTGAAATTGAGAGACGGAAGGGGTGAGCGTATGCTAATCGCCTATTACTCGCTGACCGGAAACGTCCGCAGATTTGTCGCTAAGACCGGCCTAGCAACCGTCGAAATTAAGCCGGGCCTGATGCTCGCCGAACCGTTCGTTTGCGTGACTGGGACGTACGGCTTCGGTCAGGTGGCGCGGCCGGTTGCGGATTTCCTTGCGGCTAATAGCGCGTACTTGGCGGGCGTGGCTGCGTCGGGCAATCGCAATTGGGGCGGTAATTACGCAAAGGCGGCGGATATAATTGCGGCGCAATATGGCGTGCCGATAGTCGGACGCTTTGAATTGGTGGGCACGGACGCAGATGTACGACATTTTATCGAAAGGGTGAATGCGCTTGGGTAAAGAGATGATCGGAGAACTAGAATTAAATCGGATATATCAGCGTGATTGTATTGAAGGGATGCGGTTAATACCGGATAAGTCGATCGATATGATCCTTTGCGATTTACCTTACGGCACAACGCGCAATAAGTGGGATACCGTTATACCTTTCGAACCTTTGTGGGAGCAGTATGAGAGAGTAATTAAGGATAACGGAGCTATCGTTTTAACCGCGGCACAGCCATTCAGTTCATCACTTGTGATGAGTAACCCAAAGCTTTTTAAATACGAATGGATATGGAAAAAGAGCAACGCGACCGGCCATTTAAATGCTAAGAGAATGCCCATGAGAGAGCATGAAAGTATCATGGTTTTTTATAAGAAGCAGCCAACATATTTCCCTCAAGGTCTATATCCGTTTAACAAGATTACCAAGAGAGGGAAAAATGGAAGCAACTATAACCAATCCTCGACTGAGAATTTTCAGGAATATACAAATTATCCAAGGACCATTCAAGAGTTTCCATACGATAAAGAAAAATATCATCCGACTCAAAAGCCTGTTGCGTTGTTTGAGTATCTTATAAAAACCTATACAAAAGAGAGTGAGAAAATTCTCGATAACTGCATAGGTTCGGGTACAACCGCTGTCGCAGCGTCACAATTAAACCGTAATTTTATAGGCTTTGAGATTGAACCAGAATATGTACAAATCGCGAATCAGCGTTTAGAAGCTATCGAACGCGGATCATCACTAAAGGAGGACGCCAATGACGAATAAACACGCAAGTTATATCGAACTTAATAACGAAATTATGCTACAGAAGGACGGCCGATTCCAATTCGAAAAGGATCTCGAAGCCGTCCGCGCTTATTTTATTGACTACGTAAATCAAAACACCGTATTTTTCCACGACCTTCGCGAAAAGCTCGACTATCTACGCGATAACGATTATTACGAAACCGAATTCCTGGACGCCTATACGTTCGAGGAAATCAAGGCGGTCTATAAAGCGGCCTATGCGCACAAATTCCGATTCCCTTCGTTTATGAGCGCGTTCAAATTCTATAACGACTATGCGTTGAAGACGAACGACGGCAAAAAGATTCTCGAACGCTACGAAGACCGGGTCGCTTGCTGTGCGTTATTCTTTGCGGAAGGCGACGCAGCCAAAGCGATCGAGTACGTCGATTTAATGATGCGCCAGGAATATCAGCCGTCAACGCCGACGTTCTTGAATGCGGGCCGTAAACGCCGCGGCGAATTAGTTTCGTGTTTCCTGCTCGAAGTGGGTGACTCATTGAATGACATCGAAAGAGCCGTTGGAATCTCGATGCAGCTTTCGAAAGTAGGCGGAGGCGTGTCGTTGAATTTATCTAAGATTCGCGCAAAGGGTGAATCGATTAAGGACATCGAGAATGTAACGAAAGGCGTCGTCGGAGTTATGAAGCTCCTCGATAATGCATTCCGGTATGCGGATCAACAGGGTGCAAGAAGTGGCGCGGGCGCAGCGTATCTTAACGTATTCCATGCGGATATTAACGATTTCTTAGATACCAAAAAAATCTCAGCTGATGAAGACGTACGCGTCAAAACGTTATCCATCGGCGTTGTCATTCCGGATAAATTCATCGAGTTAGCGCGAGAAGATCGGCCGGCTTACGTATTTTATCCGCACACCGTCTATAAAGCGTATGGCCAACACCTAGACGAAATGGATATCGGCCATATGTACGATAAGCTCGTCGACAATCCGGCGGTCCGTAAAGAAAAGATCAACCCGCGGAAATTACTCGAAAAGATCGCCATGTTGCGCTTCGAATCGGGATATCCGTACATCATGTTCGGAGGTAACGTTAACGCCCAGCACGCGAACAATCATATTTCGAAGGTTAAGTTTTCGAACCTCTGTAGCGAAGTTCTTCAGGCGTCACAAGTATCGGAGTACACCGACTACGGCGAACCGGACGAAATCGGTCTCGATATTTCGTGCAACCTCGGATCACTCAACGTTGCAAACGTAATGAAAAATGGCGACTTCGAATCTATCGTCAAGCTATCCGTTGATGCTCTAACGCGAGTCTCGGAAACTTCGAATATCAAGAACGCGCCAGCCGTCGCAAGAGCTAACCGCGAGATGCGTTCGATCGGACTCGGCGCGATGAATCTGCACGGTTATTTAGCGCAAAACGGTATCGCATATGAATCGGAGGAAGCGCGGGATTTCGCTAACGTATTCTTCGCGCTGGTGAATTATTGGTCGCTTGTGCGGTCGATGGAGATTGCAAAAGAAACCGGCAGCACGTACGAGGGGTACGAGGGATCGACGTATGCAGATGGTAGCTACTTCGATAAATACGTCGCAGGAGATTTCCGCCCTAAAACGGAGAAGGTTGCGCGTCTATTTGAAGGCGTTGAAATTCCGAAGCGCATCGATTGGGCTCGGCTGGAAGACAGCGTACGCAAATACGGACTTTACCATTCGTACAGACTTGCGATTGCGCCAACGGGATCTATTTCGTATGTGCAGTCGGCTACGGCTTCGGTCATGCCGATCATGGAGCGCATCGAAGAGCGTACGTATGGCAATTCGAAGACGTATTATCCGATGCCGGGGTTATCGCCGCAGAATTGGTTCTTCTACAAGGAAGCGTACGACATGGATATGTTTAAAGTCGTCGATATGATCGCAACGATTCAGCAGCACGTCGACCAAGGCATCTCATTTACGCTGTTCTTGAAAGATACGATGACGACGCGCGATCTGAACCGGATTGATTTATACGCTCATCATAAGGGGATTAAAACGCTGTATTATGCGCGAACAAAGGATACAGGCCAAGATTCGTGCTTGAGTTGCGTAGTTTAAACGAAGGGGAGTGCGGTGTATGTTTAATTTTCCGATAATCAAACGCCTAAAGCAAGCGCTCTGTCAGCATAACTACTTTCCAGTTGCTATTGCGAAAATGGAAAACGAAGATTCTAACTTACTTTACGAGTGCAAGAACTGCGGACATATGCAGATACCGAGGAGGACGAATAATTGACGAATTCAAACGCAATCCACACGGCGGCCGATTGGTCGCGCCACGAAGACGACTTTACGCAAATGTTCTACGCGCAGAACGTTAAGCAATTCTGGCTTCCGGAAGAGATTTCGCTAAACGGCGACCTCTTAACGTGGAAGTCACTGAGCCCGACCGAACAAGCGACCTATATGCGCGTACTAGCCGGCCTGACGCTCTTGGACACCGAACAAGGCAACGTAGGCATGCCGACCATCGCGCAACATATCGACGGACACCAACGCAAAGCCGTCCTTAATTTCATGGCGATGATGGAGAACGCTGTCCATGCGAAATCCTATTCGAATATTTTCATGACGCTCGCGCCTACCGAAACAATTAACGAAGTTTTCGACTGGGTTAAGGAAAACCCGTACTTGCAGCGGAAGGCGGCGCGGATCGTCGGCCTGTACAACGCGATTGATCCGGGCGATGATGTTTCGCTGTATAAGGCGCTGGTCGCTTCGGTGTATCTCGAAAGCTTTTTGTTCTACAGCGGCTTTTACTATCCGTTGTACTTTTACGGACAAGGGCGTCTAATGCAATCCGGTGAAATTATTAACTTAATTATTCGAGATGAAGCGATTCACGGTGTTTATACCGGCTTGCTCGCGCAGGAAGTATATAACCGTCAAGCTCATAGCGTGCAGTCAGAGTTGCGCGACTTTGCCGTCGATCTACTGACGGAGCTATACGATAATGAGGTTAAATATACCGAAGACCTTTACGATGATCTCGGATTGACTCACGATGTTAAAAAGTTCTTACAATATAACGCGAACAAAGCGTTGCAAAACCTTGCCTTCGATCCGTATTTCGAAGATGAAACGCCGAATCCGATCGTGATGAACGGACTTAGTACGAAGACCAAGTCGCACGACTTCTTTTCGATGAAAGGCGTGGGGTATAAGAAAGCGACGGTCGAGGCGCTTAAAGATTCGGATTTTTATTTCGGGGAATAAGCGTCCAGGCTACGAACTTTATACGCATCTATTTATGAGGAAAACGTGCCAATCCGATACCTAACCTCGCAGTTATATATGAGGACGGAAAAATGTGTCCGATTTGGCGGCTGACCTTGCAGTTATATATGAGGACATTACGAAGGAGGAAACGAAATGAACGTAAATATAAAACGCTTATCACCGGACGCTCAAATACCGGCCTACGCTCACGCAACGGACGCTGGCTTCGATCTAGTCGCGGCGGCCGACGTAATTATCGAACCGGGCGCTACCGCGTGTGTGCCGACAGGCTTGGCGTTCGAGATTCCGGAAGGCTTTGAAATGCAGATTCGACCGCGATCCGGCATTACGTTGAAAACTAAATTGCGCGTGCAGCTCGGTACTGTAGATTGCGGGTATACGGGAGAAGTCGGAGTGATTGTCGATAATATAGCGCCATTACATACGGAACTACCTTCCGACTACGGTCCGGTGATGATTTCGGGTGATATTTACCGGATGACCGGCGACTTACCGAAGTTTTCGTACATCATCCGTAAAGGCGATCGTATCGCCCAAGCCGTAATCAAGCCGGTCGAGCAGGCGGTGTTTACGGAAGTTGATACGCTCGGCGATAGCGATCGTGGTGCGGGCGGCTTCGGGAGTAGCGGGGTTATTGCGAAGGAGGAAGAAACGCATTTAAAATCCAGCGGACTAACCTTTGATTTGCCGAAGGAAGACGCTTAGATGACGCAAATATATGCGTGCTTTCTGAACGGTAAGCTATACGGATGCGGCGACATCGAGTATATGAACGATCTATTCCGCGATTACGTCGTTAACTGTGGGATGTACGGAAAAGACGACTGCACATTTCGAATAACTACGAAGGAGAAAGCTCGGAGATTATTAATTAACGAAACTATTCGAGAAAACGGCGAAGCATTAAAACGATTGGAGGACGAATAAGTGGCGGAAACCAAAATGAACGTACAGCTACTCGCACATACGCAATTGAGCGAAAAGTTTTATCGCTCTCTCAATTACGGAAATTATGATGTTATTCTCGGATGTTTTGACGGTAATCACGTCGAAGATCACGATGTAACCGACGGCCAAGCGGTCGCCTTAACCGCAATCAGATCGTGCTACAGCGCCAACAAACCGACCGAAATCGTCTCAAAGGAAGGCGCCAAGTATTTCGGCTCCAAAGCGTCAGATGGCGGCGCAGGCACGGACGCCGACCGGTTATTCCGACATATCGTCCGTTCGGGCCATTCGTCGACCCTTGAGCATATCTCGTTCACCTTTGCGATTGAAGGCGTCAGCCGGGCGTTATTGGCGCAACTTACGCGGCATCGCGCAGGTTTTAGCTTCAGCGTCCAGTCACAGCGCTACGTACGAATGGGAAGCGATGATAAGATCGGCGGGTTCGATTATGTATTGCCGGATAAGGTTAAGACCTGCACGAAAGAATTAGATTTATTCGGAGGAGGCGACGCCCCGTTTAACGCGAGAGAGATATTCGAAAATGCTCTACGTGATATACAGGATGCTTACGATCACTTACGCGAAATGGGCGTTCCAGCAGAAGACGCGAGAGCCGTCCTACCGAACGCAGCCGCAACCAATCTCGTAATGACTGCGAATCTGACCGCGTTGCTTTCGTTCTATTCTAAGCGGAAACCCGGAAAAGGCGCACAGGCGGAAATTACCGAATTAGCCGAAGCGCTAAGACGCGAAGTGGTCGACGTGGAACCGTGGACTTCGCAGTTTTTCGAGGAGGTGTAAGCATCGGTATACTAACGAATCTAGCGATGTCAACGCAATTACTTACGAACCCGACCGTCAAGCCACCGGAACCACCGCCGCCAGCCCCACCGCGCATCACCGAAGAAGAGGCGGCGTTGCAAAAGGCGGACGCGCACATCAAGGCGCTTGAGGATGAAGTGGCAGCGTTGAAGGCGGAGGCCAAAGCGAAGCCCAAGGTGCGACCAAAACCGAAGGTAAATAACGAAAATGTTAACGAAGCGCAACCAGCGCCAGAACCCGCATGGCAAACGTTCGAGGCTTCGGCTTATACGGCTGATTGCCCCGAAGGATGTACCGGAACAACAGCGACCGGCCTCGACGTCAGCCATACGATCTATCACGCAGGCAAGCGCATTATAGCGGTCGATCCGTCAGTGATTGCGTTGGGTTCGACGGTCGAAATAAAACAGGCGGACGGCACAACGTTTGAAGCCGTGTCGCTTGATACTGGAGGCGCAATTAAGGGCGCCAAGATTGACGTACTAGTTGCGAATGAAGCCGACGCAGTACAGTTCGGACGGCAGTCGGTTCAGGTTCGCGTAATAAATTAACGGGAGGCGGAATAAATGGCGGAAACTAATGTTAACGCAAATGCAAAGATCCACGTGCTGGCTGACGAAACACTTGGCGGCATCAAGCGCGAATACGTAGAGGTCGATCGGAAGGCGGAGGTTGGCGAGAGGATCGTAATTGTTGAGAAAGCGGATTGCGAAGAGGGGTATAAAAACGGCGATGTTTTTACGGTAGACCGAGAGTACCGACCAAAAGATGGAGATGTTGAATGCGATGTAGCCTCATCTGATAGTAACTGCGACGGTCTTATCTATCGCGAAGAATATCACGTACTCGAACCGACCGATATCGTCCACATTGATACGCAACGCTACGAATTAACCGATCGCAAGGCGGAAGCGGGCGAGAAGGTTATTTACAACGGGAACATCGCTACGGTTAAAAGTGTTAGCGGAGGATTCGTTAAAGTGGAGGACTATGAGGACGCTAAGGGAGATGTAATAGGCGGATTCTCACACGGTTTATATCGCGTACTCGTCCCGGTAGAAACCTCCGAAGCCGACGAACCACAGCCGGCCGACCTAATCGACGTCGTCGCAAACTTAGCGAAAGAAGTTGCGGAATTAAAACGGGAAAATAACGAGCGAGACGACGCAATCAAAAAGATTCTTTCCGGTATGTACGACAAAACTAAACGCCTTGAAAACGAAATCGACACGCTGCACAAAGACAACCGGACGCTCGGCGAGGAATTGGCGCGGTTGAAAGAGGCGAAGGATGACGAAACCAATTACGAAGATGCTGCGTTAGTTTTTATTCAACGTAAGCTCGCCGGTAGAGTTGAAGTGTATCAAGACGGAAAGAGGATGCACGGGGTGTTGTCCGTAAATATAAACGCTAAAGTTGGTGAACTTACAACGCATACAATCGAATTCGGAACGGGGAATACGGCGGGTGAACGCCTATGAAGCTCGCCTTTACTGGCCGCATTGCATCCGGAAAAGACGCCGCAACAAATTACATCGTTACTATGCACGAATTTCAACCGTTCACCTTTTCTTCGAAGGGAAAGTCGCTCTTTTACGATCTATTTCCGGAGATGCAATACGAACATAAACCACGGCAACCTATGCGTGACTTTATTAACGGAATAACGAAGCTTCCGGTTCCTGGCGCTGAATCGGTATGGGTCGACTATGAGTTCCGAAAAATCAACGACTATATAAAGCGTCAGTGTTGCCGTCCCGCAAACGTATTAATTACCGATATAAGAAAGCCGATAGAATACGATCGTGTTCGCGCAGAAGGCTTTAAGATAGTCCGCATAGTCGCGCCGGAATCCTTACGCATCGAACGCGCTAAAAAACGTGGCGATAAGTTTGATGCGGCCGACCTAGAACATGCGACAGAAACAGCGGTCGATGATTTCGAAGTTGATTACGAAATTACAAACGACGGCACGATCGATGAATTATACGCGAATCTGGACGCGTTGATGGCGGACTTAGGCGTCAGCGTCTAACTGAAACGCATATGTATGCGAAGGATACGCCAAATACGGCTGCTTGGACGCCTCGCCATCGCCGATCAAGTAATAGCGCTGCGGTAGGCTGTCGAAATCAATACCGACCTTACGCAAAAACGGAATGGCTGATACGTTGCCGCGCTTATCGAACTTGAACGGCTTAACGTCCGGTTGGTTTACTAATTCGGGCTTGCCGACCACGATGCGCCGGGACTCCGGTTCATATGCGACCGTCAGATAAAACGGACCGTCCGTAGGCAGGCCGATTACACGGCGCGCTCCAGTCGAAACAAACAGGCGCCGCTGTTTTTCGATAGTTATGTAAGCTTTAAGTTTACGTTCAACAGGATCGTTAGATACCCATGTAAGAACCATTAACGAAACTCCTTTCGAAAACGTTTACGCTAATCATAAACGAAATTAACGAAGGAGTCAACGAAAGGGGACGATTAACATCGGGAAAGTCAAAGTCGATCTACACCGAAAGGAACGCGAATTCGACGCAACCTATGCGCTCGATAACGCAGAAGGCGTCAAGTTGTTGCTCGCCGATTATCAGAAGTTCGTTAGCCGGAAGCGTTGCGGAGATTATGACGCGGCGACGATTCTTATCGATATTCACAAAGCGCTTGATTTAGCGAATTTAACGAACCGCCAGCGCCAGGCGATAGAGCTCGTTTATTTCGGTGAACTAACGCAAGCCGAGGCGGGCGAACGGATGGGTATTACGCAAAAGAATGTTAACGAGACGCTAGATCGATCAGTTGAAAAGATTGCGGATATTTACTACTACTGGGCGAGCCATAACGAAGGGTACACGATAGGAGGGCGAAACGTTGGATAAAGCGTTGTTGCACGAAACAATTACGGAAATATACAAACGAACTAAGGCCGGAAAGCTGGCGCGCCAGGAACGTATCGAAGAAACTATGGCGTTAGTAAACGCTTATTATGACTCTACCGGAGAACAGCCGGACGTTACCGCGCTTGATCGAATGGCTAATCTTATAATTTACGAAGAACTCTCTGACTCACACCCGGATAAAGTTACGCGAACTGAATACCCAATAATGAGTGATGAGCAACTAGCTAGACGAAAGGAGGGGAAGCATCGCAAGAAAAATGATAACCCACGTATAGAGGTCCCATTGTCGATCGGTCAGAATTTCGGAACAGACGGGAAAAACCACTCGTACCCAGTTAGAAGGCAGAGAAGTGAGAGAGAGTCCGCATATGTGGATAAGGCGTCTCTTTCGCAGAACAAGAGCAGGCGAAGAAAGTACCGCAAGTTCATAAGTGGAAAGTCGCCAGGGCAATTCACCGTAAATATCGCTACGGGCGAAAAAACATATCACTAGTTGTCTATAAGTTATGAGAGCGCTTATATAGCGCTTTTTATTTTACTGAAAAGGGGACGTTTATATGAGTAGAAAACTACGAGTTGTGAACACGGAAACAGGCGAGGATCTATCGGAAAACTATACGCTGAGACACCGAAACCAAGACGAAGCCTTCCGCCAGCAACAAGAAAAGACGACCGATCGGCGTGACTTCTCTAATGCGAATATGTCTAATATTCACGAAGTCTATAACGCTCTTACGACGGCGCAATGCGGGTATTTAATGCTTCTCCAGTGCTACGTCGACTATAACGGTGTTCTCGTTAAATCTAGCCGCAACAAAGCACCGATGACAACATCCGACATGATGGACGTTTTGCAGCTCGGCAAGAAGCCTCGGACATTTTACGATTTCTTAGCGGCATGCATTGAACGCGACATTATACGGGAAGCCGACGACGGTTATAGCGTAAATGAACGCTACCACTTCAAAGGAAACTTCGGTAGCCAGTACGTTGTAAAGCTATATACTGCGAAAATTAAACGCGTGTACAGCGAAGTGAAGGCGACGGATATTGGGCTTATTTATCGTATGCTCCCGTTCATACATTTCGAGACGAACGCTCTTTGCGAAAATCCTTTCGAAAAGAATCCGAAGCGTATCCGATGGTTCAACAAGAAAGAGCTTGCGGAGGCAATCGGAGTAACGCCTGATACGCTAGGCCGCCGTCTTAAGCAGATGAAATTCGACGGTGAGTACGTTGTTGCGCGTATTAAAGTCGGCACAGAGCCTGAGCGATTTACGTTTAACCCTAACGTTTTCTATCGACAGTCAAAGACGCCGGACAAAACGTTGATTGCGCTGTTTAACGTTAAGAAGGTATAATTTTACTATATCGGAGGTGAGGCGAATGGGGATGCCGCGAGGAGCTAGTCCGTTAGAGGGTATCGTTAGAGGAGCATAAAACGAAAAAGGACGCCCGTTAAGGCGTCTTTATTTTTGCGTTTAAATATTCTTTTTCATTCCGCAACGTCGGCACTCCCGAAGAAACTTTCCGCTCTTCACCGAGCTTTTGAAAAGCGTATAGTCGCAGTTATCGCAACGTCCTGCGCGCTTGTCCGGAAATTCCTTGTATTCGTAAGTGATCGACGTATCAATGCCGTTAGTCTCGTATTTTTCCTCCATTTTCGCTGTACCTCAGTGTCCTACATCGTTGTATAGAACGATTATACCACGAAATTACAATGAGAGAGCCGCTTCAGACGCGTTCAGGTACGATAGGGTATCCGAAAGCTTGAAACGGCTCATTTCGTTCATTATTTAACGTTGAATTTCGCTGACTCAAACGTGCCGACGTAGTTGCGCTTGGCTGAATCCGAATAGCAGTCGATCTGAATAACGTATGTTCCTTTGCCGGTCTTGCTGCGGATCGACTTTACGCTAAACGACTTCATAGGCGTTGCGGTCTTAAAGCTTCCGCGCTGCACTAAACCCGTATCTGTCAGCCCGCCACCTGAGCGCTTTTTATAAACGCCAGCCGTATAGTAAAGCGTCGCCGCGCCTTTCTTTTCGGCCTTCCAATCGACCGTCTTTGCGCTGCTTGTGTACGTAGTTGCATCCGTATAGACGCGCGCTTTATGTCCGAACTTCTCCGTCTGCCAGCCCGACCATGCTGCGTCTGCTTGTGGCGCCAAAGCGATAGTACTCGTCAATAAAGCCGCGGTGATTACGATTGATTTAAATAAACGTTTCATACGATTTCCTCCTCGACCTGCAGGCGCGCTCCACACGTCGGGCAGCACGCGTCAGGCTCTATTTTTACGTCAAGTCTTGCGTAATTACATTCGTTACAAGCGTATTCAATCATCGTTCATAGCCTCCGTTTCGATTAGATATCCGAGGTATGTCAGCGCCGTGTTAAATCCGATCTGGTACGCGTTCCCGCAGTTATCGAAGTGAGCGGCGGGTCTTTCGTATAGATCGAGTATCTGCGCTTCTTGTTTCGGGGTTAATGGCGGCGTATCCGCCCATAGCTTGCGAATTTTAAGCATCATCCTCAACACCGCCTTTCCATCGTAATAGCTGAAGTAGTGCGAATACGACAGCCGATGCTATTCCGATATAGTCTAACGCGGAAAGTTTGGCGAAATTCATACTCGCGATCCAAGAAACGAGGACAACGATTAACAAAATTTCCGTGGTATTAATCCGTTTCATACGTGGTATAATTGATTGACGAGGGGCTTTCGCCCCCGTTGAGTTATGTGCGGCGACGGTGTTTCTTGGTCGGAATCCGTCGCTGTTCTTTGCTTTTCCGTTCCGTTCGCATATTGCGTAGTTCTAGCGAAAGTTTTAAGATCGCTAACCAAGTCGCAAGAAGAGCGGAAAGCTTTACGATGATGTCAATCAATCTACCGTTCACCTCCTTTCGTTAATTTGATTATATCGTATAAACGTTATAACGTCAATACGTTATTGATAAAAATATCGTATTTGCGTTATAATATTCGCAGGAGGTGGCGGAAATGATCGCAAAGATAAAAGTAGGCGAGGCCTTGAAGCGCGCAGGTAAGACGCAGGCCGAGCTCGCAGAACTGACCGGAATCCGTCCGAATGCAATCAGTGAACTATGCCGCGGACATAGAGAACGTATCCAACTCGATCACATCAGTCGGATTGCGGCGGCGTTGAATATAAAAGACATACGAGAACTGATCGACTTGATAGACGAAGAAGACGGAGGCGCTGGCGAATAGCTGGCGTCTTTCTCAATTACGGAAAACTAATTGATAATGAACACGACTTTATTCGCACAAATCGGCGAAAAACACGACTTTATTCGCACAACCGAAAAGTGGGTTCGCGCTTAGAGCCGCAAGGGATACAGCGATTTTAGACGCTCAATCACTTCTTAGTCTTGTGAATCACAAGCCTCTGGAACTCCGTTTCACTTCGTCCAGTATTATCGCGATCAAGTACTTATTAATTAATATCTGCGCGTATGTAGGGAACGAAGTGACCGGAATTAGCGCTATGTTTAAATACATACGGAAAGGACTTCGTTAATCTAGCGAAATTAATAACGTTAACTTAACGATAATACCGTATAATTTCCCCCGTTAGTTATCTATGTATTATAGAAGGACGTAAAGCTACGTAAAACTTAACGGAAAGGAGGGCGGAAATGGCTCGGAAACTTAGCGAAAAACAAATCGCTGCTATCGAATTTTTATCGCAGCCGAACAGAGGCGGAATGACTTACGATCAGATTGCCGATGCAGTAGGCGTTACAAGACAGACGTTGCATAACTGGCGAAACAACGATGATTTTTACGAAGAATTAAAACGCAGAATTAAGAAGCAATCGGCCGAAAGAATGCCGGATATCATAGCGTCAATACCCGATCATATTATTAACGATGGAAATGCCGCAATGCTACGGACGTATATGCAATGGCACGATATGCTGACGGAGAGAACGGAAGTAGACGTTAAGAATGACGGTAATAACATAGCGGATATCAAGGCGGAAATAGAGCGTCTGAGGGCGCAACGTAAAACGGAAGAATAGACGGACAGTAATATATGAAGCGTTCTGATAGCGGTAGGTTACGCCGTTTGACGGGCGCTTTTATTTTATCAGCCGAGGCTCCTTGGCGCGCGACCCTTCGATCACTTTCGGAATAGGCCCCACAAATATACAGTATCTTATACATATCGCGCTATCCCTACCGTATATATAAACGTTGATATATCGCGGTTCATACGATGCATAAATAAAACGTAATACATAACGCAATACAAACACGAATGAATGCCGTCATATCAACGACCATACCACCCACCCACTGTAACTTAATCCGATAATGTTACACTCGATATACAAAACGGTGCATACCGTATGAAAAACGAAAAGGGGGCGGGGGAGGAAAAACGAAAAGCCCGGGCGCCAGGCACATTTTAAACGCGCATTTCAAAAATTCACTTTGACTAAACGGAGGTGTTCACGAATGAAGTACGTAGTATTTAGCGATTCTATTATCGATCCGGCGCCGTGCACATACGACACCTACGAAGAAGCGCTCGCGGATCTTAATGATCGCGAAGAAGACGATTACTGGGACGAAACGGACATATACATTTGCGAAGTCATAAGCGTTAGAAAAGCGAAATAAGCGCGTCACAGCCGTTTTAATCCAGCCGGAGGGTATTTACTTCGCTCGTTAATATACGGGCAAATCACGCATATATAATGCGATTCAATCACGAATGCGGTGGCGGAATAGGTAGACGCAGACAAGCCGGAGGGCCGTAAACTTATGCGAGGTGCAAATCCTCGTCCGCATATCCGATAGCGACGTCGGACTCTCCGCCGGTGGGGACGTTAAATACGAACCGGAAAGCGTGTAATATTGTCGCGTATATTTGCGATAGGTAGCTTCGCATTCCCTCGTCTTAGGGACGCTAAAATAATAAAGACGCTATACCCGTCCTGACTGCGGATAGATATAAAGCAGTCGGCTACCAAACGCAATCAGAACGAGGCTTCCGCACCCTACGGCGGCGGTCTTTTTGTGCTTGCGTACTCCGGCGGAAAACGGAGCTGCACACACTGTCTCACCGTATAGGATCGCAACCTGTACGCAGATCTACCGTTTTTACTGTACGTTCCGCAAACAGGACGAGGCTGCCAACGATTTTGGCGGTCTTTTCGTGCTTGCGTTAAAGCGAGCGAATAAGAAACGAAAAGGAGACGATGTGAATGGCGGACAAACGCGTATCAATCAAAACGGTACAAATTGACCACGGTAATGACGTAGTAGAGTCGATTGCAGTAAGGGGCGAAGAGGAAACGGCTGATATTCTCCGCGCTGCATTAGCGTCTGTAGAAGCGCCGACGATCGAGGTGACAAAAGACTCTAAGACGGAGATCACAGCGACGCTAAACGTAGAGGTATCCGAAGCCATAACCGGCCTCAAGGCGCTTCAGCGCGAAGCAAAGGCGGCGACCAAGGCGTTGGCTGAATTACGGGAGGAGCGGCGTGATCTGAATATCGAGGGAGTGGCGGAAGTCCTAGGAAAATTTCTCGAAAGCCCCAAGGTTGATACGCTTAAGTTGAAAGATGCGTTGGGGATTCTTACTCCTACCGAAAGACATCGCTTAATACACGAAGACGTCCGAGGTTCTCGTAAAGCGGAAAACACTGGGGGCGAACTCTGATGGGCGAGAAGGTAGGAATAAGCATTGAAGAAGCTGCGCGATCCCTCGAAAAGGCTCTCGGAGATACTAAGGTAGATGTGTCTCAGTTAGCGGATGCACTTCGGGTATTCATCCCTACCGAAGTTTGTCGTGTTAGTGCGCAAGAAGCCGGGGAATCTTTGCGGAAACTTTTTAATGAAATCGACGCAGGGGAGCGTTAGAGATGAGCAATGATTTTTCATGGTCATGCGTTGGTCTAACGTGTATCGCGAAAGGGATTCGCAAAGAGGAAGCGATGTGGTACATCGAAAAGGCAGGCGATCAAATGGGCTATATTGAAGCAACGACTTCCCTCCGAGCATTACTACATCGTTCATATTTCGAAGACTGCCGGAGTATCGCGGATTTCATTTCGAAAGTAAAACGAGATACGGACGGTTTGGAAAGAGAATCTTGTTTTCGCTTTTTGAATGAAAATGTCGGAGCTTTGGCGATTAGGTTCGTGTGGATTCTGATGAACAACGAAAAAGCACCGCAGTCTTAAACCTCGATGCTTTCATAAGCTTCCGATATTTCATCGGCCGTTATTCCGATGTATCTCAGCGTTTCGCGCTCGCTTGAGTGTCCGAGTATAGACATAATACGCGTAATATCAACGCCGTTTTCGTGTAGCCGATAGCCGAACGTCTTACGGAGCGAATGTGTTCCTATCGCGCCGATTTTATCCGCAATGCCGGTCCGTTCGGCAGCGTCGTTGAGTATCCGGTACGCTTGAACGCGGCTTATCGGCTTGCCGCCGCCTTGACGGCTGGCAAATACGTAGTCTTTATCGTCAGCGTCACTTAGATACGTCTTGATTTCGCGCAACACGGACGAACTAAACGTAATCTTACGCTTTTTCTTGCGTTTCTGCTCCGTAATGACTAGCGAATCTTGGCCGCGAAGATCCCCGACCTTAAGCGTTAATAAGTCGCTGATACGCAGTCCAAAAGCGGTGCCGAGAGTCAATAACAGACGGTTGCGGCCGTTTAGTGCGTTCTTCAGTTTATTAAAATCGCGCTTAGATTTAATCGGGAATACTTCGTTAGCCATTTCGCTCACTCTCCGTAACTTAAATTTTAATTTGTTACACTCATAATAACGAAAATGGTAACGAAAGTCAAACGAAATCAACGAAAAGGAGGCGATCTTTATCGCATGGGTTGACGGACGCTGGCTCAAACCGGCTGAGCGCGCTGAATTAATCAACGTTCTAACTGAATACTTAGACGCGCTAGATGAAGCGTACGGCGACGACATTCCTGCGTCAGAGATCGCCGATTATTACGAAAAAGCGACCGAACTTGAACGGCTTAAACGGATTCATCGATGCGAAGGCAATTTGCTCGAGTTCTCAATCGAATATTTCTCGGATGCACGAAACCCGGATAACGACGGCAACTGGGACGGATTCGATGTTACGGATGTGAGCGAAGCGCCAGATTTCCACGTAGAGATTTGCGACATTATGAACGTCGTGTCTTCCGAAAAGGTTAACGAAAAGATAGCGGCAGCGGCGCCACGTTCGCACGCAAAGTCGACTTATTTATCGAAAGCCTTTCCGGTTCACGAAATCGTTTATCGGCGACGGAAATACACGATCATCATTTCGGAAACGCCTTCGGTATCGAAAGCGAATATGGAATGGATTCGGAATCAGCTTAAGTTTAACAAGAAGCTGCGCGCCGACTTCGGACCGTTATTGTCGCCGCAAGACCAAGCGAATATCATCGATAACTCCGAATCATTCATTGCGTGGCATCCAGACGGAGACAGTCGAAAACAGCTCGCTTTAGTCCAGGCTGCATCTACCGGCCAGGCGTTGCGTGGACGTAACTGGAACGGCACGCGGCCGGATCTTATTATCTGCGACGATTTAGAGGATGCGCGCCCAGGCGGAAACGCCAGCACGCCCGAACAGCGAAATAGTCTCCGGAACTGGTTCTCGCAAACGGTCATGCCGTTAGGTGATCCGAAAGGAAAGCGGACGGCCTTCGTCTACATGGGAACGACGGTCCACATGGACGCGCTTTTAATGCACGTTCTATATAAGCGGTCGGACTTCGTTACGAAAGTTTATCGCGCCATTATCAAACAGCCGGAACGTCTCGATCTTTGGGAAAAATGCCGGCTTATTTATGTTGATCGCGAAAATCCGAACCGATTAGCTGACGCAGAACGGTTTTATAGAGAAAATGAAGCCGAATTATTGCGCGGCAGCCGAGTTTTATGGCCGGAAGTCCAGCCTTTGTTTAAATTAATGCGCTGGAAATGGGATAACGGCTCTAAAGCGTTCAACACCGAGTACATGAACCACCCAATCGACGAAGAATCGATGATTTTTAATCCGGAAAAGTTCACGTACCACAACAGTAATATCGATTACATGAAATATGACGTTTCCCTTGCGGTGGATTTCGCGATGGGGAAAGAACGCGGAGACTACTCTGCAATTACGACGGTCGCTATCGATAAGATTAGCGGCTCTATTTACGTTATTGATGCGTTCGGTCAGCGTTTGAAGCCGGACGAGTTTATGAAAGTCATCGTCGAGAAGGTCGTTCAGTATCAACCGACTGTAATTGCGGCCGAAGCGCAGGCAGCGCAAGAGTTTTTCGTCGATGAGCTTAAGAAGCAGCTAACGAAAGCGGGCTATCCGGCAGATACTCGCGTTAAGAAGATAAAACACCGTAGCCGTAAAGAGCTCCGTATCGAAGCGTTATTGCCTTCGATCGAGAACGGAACAATCCAATTTGACCGGAGGCATGCGCTATTACTTGAGCAATTCGAACAGTACGGGACCGGAGCTCACGACGACGTTATCGATGCGTTAGAAATGGCGGTTTCTGCTGCGGCTAAATCGCGTAGACGCAAAGGCGGCAATGTCGGTAATTACCGTTACTAAACGAAAGGAGGCGTTTTAAATCGTAATTGTTGATCGTAATTTTATTAATCCGTTTCAATTCGTGATACCTATCGAAGAAGCAATCGGTTCACGCGAATTCCAGCGTATTTGCGACGAAATTAAGCTTTACCGGCGCTATGAAGGCAGTCTAAACGTTTGGTCCGACTATATTAAGCCAGACAATATTGCATATGAACCGACTACACTTTCGATGAACTACCCACGAAAGTTAATCGATACTATGGCGGCTTGGCAATTTGAGAAAGAGCCTAAAGTATTAGTACCGCCTGATGTAATCGACGATCCAGCGCAAATGATGCAGCCAGGTTACGAGCCAAGTGCGGAACAGCAGGCGGAAAATAGTCGTGCTAAAGCGAAAGAACGGTTACTAAAGTGGGTTTGGGACGACAACCGGATGCACGAAAAGCTACTCGCGGCAGCTAAAGATCGCGCTATCAGTCGTACGGGCGTATACGCAAGACTCCATTACGATACACGTCGCGGCGAAATTAAAATCCTTTGGCACCCTTCGACGGAAGTAATCGCAGTTCATAACGAATGGGACGCCGACCAATTAGACGCTGTTCATTTTGTAGCGTGGCTTGACGAAGAGCAGACGCGTCTTTGGAAGCTCTCGTACTATCTCGTATGGAAAGGCGATGAAGAAACCGGCGTCTATGATTGCGAGATTGAGGAAGCCGTTTATGACGACGGATTGTCCTTGCGCGATCAGCGAGTCGAAAGAAAATCGATGGGACTCGATTTTATTCCGGTTGTTCATATCCCGACGGACAAACTTACGGGACACAGCGAAGGGTACAGTGAGATCGAGAAACTGATCGATACGGCGGATGAGATTGACCGCAAAATATCGGATTACTCCGATGCGCTTCGGTTTGAAATGTTCGCGATTACGTTGCTAACTGACGTAGATTACGATCCGAAAAAGCCATTTCAAGTCTCGCCTAGTGCGATTTGGGATCTCGGAGAGTCAAGCCAAGATGGCGGAGGGACGCCGGACGCGAAGAAGCTTGAAAGCGGCTTTAAGTTTAAAGAGGCGATTGAAGCGTACCTTGACCGGATGCAGAAACGGCTCCACGAAATCAGCGAAGTTCCGATGGTCAATACGGCCGACATGAATACCGGCGGTATTAACGATATGGCACTGAAGCTGTTATACGGATCGATCATCTCGAAAACGCAGCGGGCTTGGATCGTTTGGCAGTCCCGTTTACAAACGTTGAACGAATATATCTTGCGTTATATGAAAGCGCGCCAAGAACATCCGCGATTCAAATACGATAGTAAGCTTCTATCGCAAGTCGATGAGTATTACGATAACAAGATTATCTTCGGACTTCCTTTACCGGAAGATCAAGCAGCGCTGATTACGCAGTTAGGCGAAGAAATTTCTAACGAAATGGAATCCGTAAAGGGTGCTATCGCTCGAAGCGGAAAAGAAAATCCGGAAGCTAAATTTATGGAGATTTTACAGGAGCGCAATCTTAAAATGCAGTCGCAAGACCCTTACGGTGAGTCTACAAACGGCGGATCGCCGGAAGATGAAACAGAAGAAGACGACGAAGATCCTAACGCATAACAACGTTTGACCTACGATATGTCGTTAAACTATCGGTTGTTGTTTTGCGTAATCCATAGCCGACGGGCTTTAAACGGAGGTATACGAATGGATGTACAACGAAAGTTATTGCGTTTAAACCTACAATTTTTCGCGGAACAGGAACCGGAAGAAACAAACGCTCAAACTACGGCTGGGGAGCCGGAACCAACACCGACTGAGCAAACACAACAGCCGGAAAAGACGTTCACGCAGGCCGAACTTGACGAGATTTTAAATAAACGGCTTGAGCGCGAGAAAAAGAAGCAGGCGGAAGTAGAGGAGCAGCTTAAACGGTTAAAAGCGTACGAGGAAGCGGAAGAAGAACGCAAAAAGGCGGAAATGTCCGAAGCTGAACGCTTAAGAGTCGAAAAAGAAGAAGCGGCCAAGAAAGCGGAAGAGGCTACGGAAGCAGCTAAAAAAGCTCAAGAAACGGCTAATCAACGCATTATTAACACGGAGCTTCGCGCTATCGCTCGATCACTTAACGCAAACGATCCGAATCAAGTTCTCGCGCTACTCGATAAGTCAGCGGTACAGATTGACGAAGAAGGAAACGTAGTTGGAGCCGAAGAAGCGGTCGCTGCATTTAAGGCGTCAAGCCCGTGGATGTTTAAACAACCGATCGGAGCAGACGCAGCGGGCGGAAGCAATCCTTCGACTAACAACACCCAGACCGAATTAGCTGCGAAAGAGAAAGAGCTCGCAGAACTACAGGAAAAGGCGCTTAAGGATTCGCGATTTATGGGAAAAGTCACGAAGGTCTACAACGAAATACTCGGTTTGAAAAACAAACGGTAATTCAGTCGCCTTCTGGCGGCTTTTTTAATTACAAAAACTATTAGGGGGATTAACACATGGTAGCAACTAGCTATGATTTCCAGCAACAGGTTCGCCAAATGAAAGCGAACGTAGATTTAATTCTAACGAAGGCTCCGGTTCTATTCGGGCTTATCGGCACAGGGGAAGGTCTCACGCAAACTAAATTCGAATGGCAGAACGATTATTTAAACAGTGATACTGGTGTTGTTAAAACAGCGGCTGCGGCTGATGCGACTGAGATCGTTTTGGAAGCCGGAGAAGCACAAAAGTTTACAGTTAATGCATTGGTTCAAAACGGTTTAGAAGTATTCCGTGTAACTGCGGTTGATGAAGCGGCTGATAAAATCACTGTTCAACGGGGATACGACGCTACAACACCAGAAGCGATTGAAGCCGAAGGAGAGCTAAAGGTGATTTCGCGTCCACGTCCTGAAGGTGAAGACGTTTTTAGAAAGAATGAGATTAACGACCGTATTGTGTCGTTCAACTACTCGCAAATTTTCTCTCGCTACGCTTCCGTATCACGGACACAACAGCAAGTTAATACTTACGGGGTTTCTGATGAGCTCGACTATCAGGTTAATTTGCGCTTGCAAGAGATGGTCCGCGAGATGAATAACTCGTTAATTTTTGGCCGTAAATACCAAGGGTCAGCGGCTCAGCCTCGTTCTACCGGCGGATTATTCGCTTTCGCACAAGAGCAAGGCTCCAATACTCAAGATTTTGGCGGTTCAGAGATCAGTGCTAAGAAACTGAATGATGCCGTAGAAGAAACGTTTAAACGAGGCGGTCGAGTAGATACAATCCTTTGCGCTCCGAACGTTGCTCGTCAGATCACGAAGCTTGCCGGTGACACAATCCGTACGACTCGTGGAGAGGGTCAAGTAGGTCATCAAATCGTTTCATTCATGAGCGACTTACCTGGCGGTGCTGTGTCTAAAGTTGTTGTCGATCAGAATATGCCTAAAGATCGCGCACTCCTACTGGATCTTAACAACATCAAAGCTCGCTACCTTACTCCGGTATATGATCAAGACGCTACGCCTAACGGAGCAGATTATTTCTCTCGTGTTATCCGCGGTGAGCTTGGTTTTGAAATCAAAAACGCTAAGGAATCAGTTGCGGTTCTTTCTGGAATCTCTAAAACTATTTCCTAACATAAAGGAGGCTTCGGCCTCCTATTAATTTTCGAAAGGAGCGCGATATACTTGGCACTAAGCGTAAACGATATTAAACGATTAAATGAGTCGATGCCTGTTGCGAACGATCTTAAGTTAGGCGATCTATTAGCGAAACTAGAAACGAGCTCAGGCGCAACAGTAGAAATAAAATGGGCGGATGTCGCAGGAAAACCATCGACTTTCCCGCCATCATCACATACGCATACAATCGCGAATGTAACGAATTTACAGACTACACTGGACGGTAAATTGACTGCGTCAAAGGCGGCAGCTCAAGCGAACAGCACAGCGACAGACGTTGCCGGTCTAGTAACGGATTTTAACGCATTACTTGCGAAACTAAAAGCGGCTGGATTGATGGCGTAATGGCGGAGTATAAGACGTTACCAAACTACGAATTTATGAGAGATGGTTTGTATCTCGTTTTTAACGGATACGGCGTATATAAAACGAATGTCGAGAAGGAAATCAAAGCGCTTGATGCGGCTTCACCGTTTATTCAGCGCGTAGATGAGCCGGCGCCTAAACCTAAAGCTGCTAAAGCGAAAAAATAACGGAGGTGAGTCATGTGGCGGTATCAAGTCGACTAGCAACGCGATTAAGTAGAGTGGAAGGTGTCACAGCGGACGATATTGCCGCATGGATCGCCGAAGCCGAAGCTGAGTCCGGTCTAACTGCGGAAGAAAACGAAAATGCAGTCCTATTTTTGGCGCTGGCAATCGCATATGAAACTATCGCGAGTGATGCGGCGAGGTTCTTTAGTTTTCAAGACGGAGAAGAATCGGTAGACAAAACGAACATTTTCGCTAATTATATGCAACTCGGAAAAGACGCCCGAAAAGATTATCGCAAAGCTTATCGGAGAAGCGGCGGCCAGATGCATCCGAAACGAGCTGATGATCGATGAGCAACCAAGCGGAGCTAGACCGCCAGCTTAAAAAGGTTTCGATGCAATATCGCAAGTTGAACGCGAGCCAACAAGAATACGCGATAAAGGAGATCGGACGAATCCGACTTGAGATCGTTGACTTACTTACGGAGTACAGCGGCAGCGACGGAAAAATTAAAAGGCAGCGCTTGAACAAACTACTTCGCGAGTTAGATACGCTTGAAAAGCTCGTACGAACTACCGGTATGAACGCCTTCGAGAAAATATTCGACGACACAGCCTCGACGACTTCAGGAGCAATAAAAACGGCGTTCATGGATTCGGTAGGCACCGCAGCTATATCCGGAGTTGCTTTCGATAAGATCAATAAAAACGTTGTTCGTTACATTGTAAATCGGATAGGCGACGATGGTTTAGTATTGTCCGACCGCGTATGGCGATTCGCCGGCGATCAGCGCGACGAGCTTTCGAAAGTTATTCGGACGGGAATTATAACAGGCCAGTCCGTTAGTGAAATTAGCGCTAATGTACGTAAAGTGCACGAAAACGACGCATGGAAAATTAGGCGTTTGGTTGTAACGGAAGGAAATACGGCGCATAGGGTAGCGGCATCTTATATCGGGCAGCAAAGCCGAGTCGTTAAAGCAATGCGTGTTCATCGAGGTAAGGCTAACCGTCCAGATCACCGATGTACACAGCTTGAGCTCGAAGACCGTTACGGAATGGGCGCCGGACTGTACAAACCGGATGATCCGGAAATTTATATGATGCACATAAATTGTACCGGCTATTTAACGTATGAACTATATGACAAATACAAATAGGAGGTGACTGCGTGATAACACCGGAAGATGTCGCGTTTATGAAGCATGCGCGAAAAGAGGTTATTCAGGGACGTACCCATGATGTTGTTTTATTTTACGAAGGAGAAGTCGTACGCGATCCGATAACAAACGAGCCCTTACCGCAAAAAGAACCGCCAAAACGAACTGTTCCCTCCGTAGTCACCGAAATAAGTTCGCAGGTTAAGATCGATAAGTATCTAGCGGACGGAATCGAAGTTCAATCCGGAGACATTTGGTTCTCGATTGCTATCGAACTGATCGAAGATATTTACGAGTCTCTTAAAAGCGTAATCTATGACGAAAAGACCTACGAGATATTATCCGTAGATAAAAAAGGAATCGGAGCTAGAAACCGCGCCGAGATCGTTGGGAGGCTGAGAAGATGAGTCGATCCCAGGTACGTATTTCAGTCGAAGGCCTTAATCGAGTTGTGCGAGGACTTGACGCAACGCAATTCGTACAAGAAGTAGACGAAGTAACCGAGGCTCAAACGCTTTTGATGGCGAATGAATCTGCTGAAAGGGCTCCTGTGAAAACGGGGAAACTTCGAAACAGTATCGTCGCCAGTCCGGAAAAGATTGCACCGGCACTGTGGGAATATGGATCGGACGTAGATTATGCGAAGATCCAAGAATATACGCACAAAACTCAAAGCGGATTTATTCGGGATGTTGTATGGAGCAATGAACGTGTCTATCGCGGGAAAATACTTCGCTTGGTACGAGGGTTAGGTCGATGAGGCAAATCGATGTTCAATATTCGATTATCCAACATCTCGCTAAGAAAACCGGATTTGAGGTCGTGTGGGTCTATGATGGCGTTGTATTACCGGAGACTAAGCCGTTTATTACGGTCCAGCAGAGGCAAAACACTCCGACAGTTGTTTCGAAACAACGGGAATCTGTGCGAATGGTTTACCGATTTCAAATCGGACTTCACACAAACACCGCAACAGACCGAGCAACCGTACAGGAGCAGATTAAACGGATATTCCTATTTGATAAAATAGCGCTTATTAACGCAAATGAACCGAGCCAAACGCTCGGTCTTTTTTATGTCAATTTAACGGCGGAGGTTCCATTGCCTGCGGAGGAAGTAGCAGATAAGACGCAGTATCATCGCGTTTATTTTGACATCGAGATAGATACGACATTGAACGCATAACAAAAGGGGGACTTAATTTGGCGGTAGAATATCGCGGAGAAGAGATTTTATACGCAGCGGTAATCGAAACGGATGCGGGCGAAAAGATGATCCGTCCGTTTAACCAAACGAGCGGAACAACTAGCATCGAAGCAGATTCGATCGACTTGGATACGAAAGATAAAACCGGAAGTGACTACGGAAAGGTAACGCAATCAGTCTCGCTTGAGGGCGTTATTACAGAAGGCGATCCGTTTATTAAGGCGATGAAAAAGAAAATCCGAAATAAAGAGTTCGTCAAAATTTACGAAATCGATACTCGGACTAAAGAGGCGGAAAGTGGTATGTATATGATTTCTTCGTTCGAACGCGAGTTTGGGAACGGAGATTTCGCAACATACTCACTCGAAGGCTCATTGAACGGGGACGTCACGGAGGAAACTCTAACGGAAATTCCGGCAGGAGCACCGTCTTCATCAGCGCCAGCTAGCGGAGATACAGGCACAGGAACGACTACACCTTAAGGCATCGCTTAATCGCGGTGTCTTTTTTACTTAACGAATAAAAACGAGAAGGAGACGATTATATGGCACGTTTTGAAATCGAAGGAGAAGAGTACGAATTAAAGTTAACGTTTAAGAGTGTTAAACACCTTGATGGTTTATACAAAGGCGGCTCATTCGAATTAATCGGTAAAGCACTTGTCGGTGATTTGGAGACGTTTGTAAACGTAGTACATGCGGGGCTTTTTCACACCGGTAAGAATATTTCAATTTCTAAGGTTAGGACAGCTATCGAAGAAGGAGTCGAGAAAGAAGATCTCGATATGGATACGATTCTTAAAATCACGAACGAGGTTGTATCGAACAGTTTTTTCTACAAGAAAACAGCGGAAAAGCTTCTGAAGAAAGATCCGAAAGCGGCGGAAATGCTGGCGGGGATTTTGGAATAGATCAAGTACTGCGCGATGCCTGGCGGTACTTATCGTTAAAGCCTGACGAAGTTTACGCACTGACACCGCGGGAGTACTACCTCTTAATCCAAGCGCAGCAAGACAAGAAGTTCGATCAATATGACGACTTAGCTTCACTCGCGATGATGATCGGAAAAGTTCGTTCAGCTAAGAAAAGCATTAAGCAATCCGATTTATTCAAGCGACCTAAAACAGCGGATGATGAGGCCAATATCCCGCAAGAAGTTATTGCAAAGCAGCAGCAGGCCTCCGAATGGCTATCGCAATTTGACATCAAATAAGGAAGGAGGGTCTATATGGCGGATCAATCGATTATCGTCCGGATTGGCGCCGATATTTCCAACCTAACTACGGAATTGCAACGATCGCAGAGCTCGCCTAGAGACTTCGGTTCGCAGCTTCAGAGTATGGGCCAATCTATTGCGTTAGGATTCGGAGCAGTCGCGGCGGGTGTAGGCGCTGGGTTAGGATCTGCGGTTAATAAAGCGATGGACTTCGAGGCGCAAATGTCTAACGTTAAGGCGGTATCTGGCGCAACCGGCGATACGATGGAAAAACTTACGGATTTAGCAATCGATATGGGCGCGAAGACGAAATTCAGTTCGTTAGAAGCCGGTCAGGGAATCGAGGAACTTATTAAAGCTGGCGTTTCGTTAGAGGACATCATGGGCGGCGGTCTAGCGGGTGCGCTCGACTTAGCGGTTGCCGGCGAATTAGATCTCGGAGAGGCGGCTGAAATCGCTTCGACTGCGCTAAACGCTTTTAAGAAAGACGGCCTTTCAGTTACGCAGGCTGCGAATATGCTGGCAGGCGCGGCTAACGCATCAGCGACGGACGTTCACGAATTAAAGTACGGCCTATCTATGGTATCGGCGGTTGCTTCAGGCGTCGGGTTGTCGTTCAAAGATACGTCTACAGCACTCGCTATATTCGCGCAAAACGGACTTAAAGGTTCGGATGCCGGTACGTCACTTAAGACGATGCTATTGAATTTAACGCCGAGCTCAAACGAAGCTTTCGAAACAATGAAAGAGCTCGGATTGGCTACGGACGACGGCGCTAATGCGTTCTATGACGCTGAAGGTAACGTTAAGTCGTTCGCAGAAATATCGCAAGTTCTTCAGGACAAACTTAAAGGGCTTACGTCGCAACAACAACAGGCTGCGCTAAAAACGATGTTTGGTACTGACGCTATCCGGGCTGCAAACATCATGATGAAAGAGGGCGCAAAAGGCGCCGAGGAAATGTGGAAGGAAATGTCTAAGGTCACTGCGGCAGAAGTTGCGGCGGAGAAGATGAACAACCTTAGAGGCCAGATCGAGGAGCTCAGCGGAGCCTTTGAAACGGCACAAATCTCCGTTGGTAATGCGTTACTGCCAGCACTGTCTAAGCTCGTTGGTATTGTGCAGTCGATAGTCGATGGGTTTAATAAACTCTCACCAGGGATGCAGAAATTTGTAGCGTATGCCGGAGCGGCAATCGCGGTTATCGCTCTTTTTGGTACAGGATTGGGCGCTGTTTTAATATTTATAGGTGCAGTAGTGTCCGCCGTCGGAACATTGGTAGCGGCCTTTGGCGGGGTTGCAGCGGCGTTGGGCGTTACAAGTTCGACGCTTCTTCTTATCATCGCTCATGTAGGTCTCTTAGTAGGAGCCATCGTAGCGGCGGTCGCAGCCATCGCGTTATTAATTAAAAACAACGAAGCCATCCGTACTAAGCTCGAAGCCTTGGCGAACACGATCGGCGCAAAGCTCGCTCCAGCCATTGCGACATTGAAAACGCTCTTCAGCGGACTAGCAACGGTTCTAACGGGCGACTTCGCTAGCGGTGCCGATAAGTTGCGTCAGATTCTTCCGGAACCAGTCGTCCAGCTAATCATCGCCGGCGCTACGGCCGTACAGAACGCGATTACGAATTTGATAAGCGCCGTCAACAAAGCGTTTCAGGGCGACTTCAGTTCCATCGCGCAGTACATTCCGACAATCGTAGGTATGCTGGTTGGAGGACTTCCCGGCCTAATTATTGCAGGAACACGATTCTTGCCGGCAATCGAGCAAGGCCTACAGACGTACCTGCCGACGTTCCTCAACGGATTTGTTAATCTCGTAACTTCTGTCGTAAACGCGATTACTACGAATCTACCGATGCTTGCGCAGGCTGGCGTTCAAATCATAACGGGCCTTCTAACGGGATTTACGCAGGCGCTTCCGAATATTCTAACGGCGATTACGCAGGTCATAACGACGCTGATCCAATCGATCACGACGCTTTTGCCGATGATTCTTGGCGCTGGAATTTTAATCATCACGTCGCTGATTCAAGGAATTGTTTCGGCACTACCGGCAATCATTACGGCGGCAACGCAATTACTGACGATGTTGATTAATACGATTGTTACGTTATTGCCGATGATCATTGAGGCCGGCATCCAGATTTTGAACGCGCTGATTAACGGAATTATCCAGGTTCTTCCGCAATTAATCGAGGCGGCGCTGCAGCTTATTATGGCGCTCATTGATGCGCTTGTGACGAATCTACCGTTAATACTCGAAGCCGGCATTCAGATTCTTACGGCTTTGGTCGACGGAATTATTACGATGCTTCCGCAACTCATTGAAATGGCGCTTTTCTTAATCGTCAGCTTGGTCCAAGCGCTGATCGATAATTTACCGAAAATCATTGACGCGGGCGTCCGTTTAATTATTGCGCTCGTAAATGGATTGATTAAGGCACTTCCGCAATTAGTTTCGGCAGCAATTACGTTACTTACGCGATTAGTCGATACGATCATCCGATTTATGCCGCAGCTAATCGATCTTGGAATCAAGTTATTAGTCGCGCTCGTAAACGGTTTGATCCAAGCCGCGCCTAAGCTCCTGCAGATGGGCGTAAAAATCGTTACTGATTTGGCAGGCGCAATCGGCGATAACGTGAGTAAAGTGTTCGACGCCGGGGTTGATTTGATTAAGGGTTTATGGAACGGAATCAACTCCGTAAAGGACTGGATTCTCGGAAAACTTGGCGACTTTGCCGACAGCGTTACGAGCGGAATCAAAAAATTCTTCGGCATTCACTCGCCTTCTCGCGTATTCCGTGACGAAGTCGGTAAGTTCTTACCGTTAGGTTTAGCGGTCGGTATCGAACGTAATATCGGAGCGGTTCAGTCGGCAGCAGACGCAATGGCAAACGCTGCCATGATTGACGCACAGGATTACGCGTACAATCCGTCGATGGCGCTGAAAGGTGGCAAGATGGCGAAGGTCAAACACGCCTTCGAAGCTTCAGTTGCGGAGCCGAACGTCGGACAGCCGATGCACATCGAGCTTGTAACCGTAATGGATAGCGAAGAGATCGGGCGACGCACCGAGCGTGTTGTGAGTGCGGAACAAGGGCGGAAAATTTCGATTAAAAATCTGATGCAGGGGTGATGGAGCGGTTGTTAAATCTGACTATAACGAAACTCAACGGAACTACTTACGATTTAGAAGCGTTAGGAATAACACTCAAAGAATTTAAGCCGCGTTCTCCATCGCCTATCCACTCTTCGGAAAGTATTGAAGGCGCGCAAGGCGAAGTAGATTTAGGAACAGTTTATGGTCCGCGCATCATCGACTGTTCCTTTTATATGAAAGCGGCGGATCTAACCGATTATCATCTTATGCGCGATGAGGTTTTCGCTCTATTCGATTCGCGACAAGCTTTTTATATTACTGACGGATATAATCCAGGCAAGCGTTGGTTTGTAAAAACGAATCAAGAGTATTCTATCGATCAGAACCGGATATACGGATTTTTTGACATCTCATTCGTATCGTTTAAGCCGTTTTCTGAATCGATCGGAACTACGTTAAGCCCGTTCACCTTCGATTCTGATCTCTGGCAAATTGGCGAAGGCTTAACCGATGAAGATTACAAGTATTCGTTCAAAACTAATACTTTCCGAATCTTTAACGCAGGTACTGAAGAAATAGATCCGAGAGAGTTGCCGTTGATTATTACGTATAAAGGGGCTTCCAATAAATTAACGATCACAAATAAAACGATGGGAGACGTGTTTACGTACAACGGAACGACTAGCGCCACGGACGTTCTTTCTTTAAATAGGGTTAAAGTTACAAAGAATAACGTCAGTGTTTTCGGACAAACAAACCGGAAAGTAATTCGATTAGCCCCCGGATGGAATGACTTTAATATGACAGGAACAAGCGGAAGCTTCGAAATAAAGTTTGACTTCCGTTTTTATTATTTATAAGGGAGGCCCGGTATGAGTAGCGCCAGCTTTATTAAGGAAATCGCCCCGGATGCGCAGAAGATTTTCGTTAAATATAAAATACTTGCGAGCCTCATTATTGCGCAGGGTTGCCTTGAAAGTGCCTACGGAACTAGCGGCCTCGCAGTCAACGGAAAAAACCTTTTCGGCGTAAAGGGCGAGTATAACGGTCAGTACGTAATTATGAAGACGTGGGAAGTTATCGACGGTAGAAGCGTACAAGTGGACGCAAAGTTTCGGAAGTACCCTTCGTGGTATGAGTCGATGCAGGACCTCGCTAAGCTTTACGTTAACGGAACGAGCTGGGACCCGAACCACTATAAAGCCGTCGTTGGTGAGACCGACTATAAAAAAGCCACAGCCGCATTAGTAAAAGCCGGTTACGCAACCGATCCATCGTACGCGACTAAGCTAAACAGCATTATATCAACGTATAAACTAACGCAGTATGATACGGCCTCTAGTGATATTAGTCCGGTAATTCCTGCGACTCCAACAACGGTACCTTACGAAGACGAAGTGAGCACGGATCTGTTCGTACATTCTCTTACGGGCGCGGTTGAATTGCTCGCGGGATTTAGTGTAACTCGAAACAGCGGCATAAACAACGAAAAAACGATAAGCGTTTCGGGTGTAAGAACTGACGTAAACGAACATGCGGTTGCTTTAATTAAGAACGACAATATATTCGAATACAAATCGGAACTTTACGTTATAAAGAAGCTTAATACTAAGCCCATCGGTGAATCTATTAAAATCGAAGCTACTGCGGTTCATAAGATGTTTATAGATTTGCGCGATAACTATATTTACGATACACAAAAAGGCGAAAAGGCATACCGCCCAGAGACTGCGTTAGAGATCGCATTATCCGGTACACCTTACGCCTATAGTGTTGATACGACCGGACTTCCGACATCGGTAACTATCGAGAATTTCGGCGATGCTAATTCGCTCTCACTGCTGGAGGATATCGTGGAGAAATTCGGAGCAGAATTCGAATGTGTGCAAAACGTGATATTTGTCGCCAAAGAAATCGCACGCGTTACCGATAATCAAATCCGGTATAAATTTAACGTTCAAGATCCGCAACAGGAAATTGATACGAGCGACATAAAAACCTATATCCGAGGTTTCGGTAAGGGGATAGAAGCGGAGTACACGAGTCCACTAGCGTCGGTTCTCGGAATAAGGCACGCTGATCCGGTACGAGATGATCGTTACACTATTAAAGCGGATCTACTTGAGCGGATAAAAAGCGAATTATACGATCGCATCGATATCTCTATTACGTTAACTTACGTCGAGCTCCTCGATATGGGCATTCAGGACATCCGCAAAGGTGACTACGTTTGGTGCATTCTCGATCCTTTCGGCATAGACGTTCAGCTTCGCGTGACCGAAAAAGAGGATTATTCGGACCCGAGTAAGTCTCCGAAATATACGCTCGGAACGCTCACGAAAAGCTCAACCGACATTGTTTCCGAGTTTAACCGAACTAAAAAGGTCATCGGAAAGGTTATCGATGGTACCACTGGAAAGATAAAAAGCAGCGCTGTTACGATCGGTCAATTTACGCAATTCGAGACCGGATATGATCCGTCTCAGATACCACGATATTCGCTCGCAAGCGCAACGACTGACGGATTAATGAGTTCGGCGGACTTTACGAAATTAGCTAGTATCGTTTTAGGTCCAGACGGCCAGGTATCTATCGCGCTAGCTTCTGAAACAAATAACGGCCTTATGAGCGCAGCAGACTTTACGAAATTAAAGCACATAAAGGTCGGTACCGAAACCGTTGATATCTCTACTTTACCGCAGCAACTGGAATCCATAAACCAACGGCTAACAGCGCTAGAAAATAAATAACGAGGAGGAATAGAATGCCGAAATATCCGTACAGAAAAGCGGGATCGGGATGGGATCGTGTTTTTCGTAATAACCACAACCAAAACCTCGATGATATTGCGGATGACATTAAAGGATCATACAACGAGATTACCACACATAAGAACGCAGAAACCGCCCACACGTCGGATCAAATCGACCATGGCGGTTTTTCTTTGCGCACATACGTGGACAGTCTTTATAACCGCATGAAAAACCTGATTCTTAACGCGGACGGTACCAACGTAAAAGAGGTCGTAGATTCGCGCGTAGGAACTGACGGTGAAGTATTTCCGTTACTAAAAGAACGGCTTGATCGCGAATACCTTAAGCTTCTACAGAAGATCAAACGGACGGTTAACGTTGATGATTTCGGAGCAGATCCGACCGGCGTTAACGATAGTACAGAAGCGTTTCAGAGGGCGATTGGTACAGGTAAAGTCCGTGTTAATTTATCTGCGGGCACATATATCGTAAAGGGCGTTAAACTGCCGTCGTGGACTTATATGGTCGGCCAAGGTATCGGAGTTACAACGTTGAAGCTCCACGAAGACACGCCGGCTAGCGAATGGGTGGTCACTAACGCGGACCATGACGGCGGTAACCGAAATATCACCGTCGAAGGCATGACGCTAGATTGGAATCCGGAACGTCAAGGTGGCCTTGGAGCAACGGGCGGTTTACATTCGAGCGGCCTGACACTCGCGCAAGTTAAGTTCGGTATCGTACGCGAAGTGGAAAGTATTAATCCGGGGCTTCATAGCTTTGATGCTTCAGCGCCAACTTACGATATCAGCGCAACGGATTATACGCAACAAGGTTGCCGATATATTTGGTTCGATCGCTGCGTCGGCTCTGGATACGGGGATGACGGGATCTCTACGCATTATAGCGAGTACATTTTTATCACGAATTGCGTTATGACGAATCCGAGAGGAACTGCGCACGAAGACGGAAGAGCTAACTCGAACGGTATCGAAATTGATGACGGTTCTAAAAACGTATGGGTAATCGACTGTTATACCGAAGGGAACGTAAGAGGCGTAGAAGTAAAAGCGCACGCGGCTTGGCCGGCTTCCCAAAACGTACACATACGCGGACATGAATCTTACCGTGATATTAGGGCGTACGACTTGCGCCACATCGGTCATCACTTAGCGAGCGAACCGTGGAGTGAGACGGCGCGAGACGTTACTTTGATCGACTGTACAGCGCGAGAGCCGATTTATAACGATCTATACGCCGGTCTTGCTCCAAAGGCGCTCGTTATTTCGGCGTACCAACGGGTCCTCGTTTCAGATTTCCGAGCTATTGGCGATCCTACCTACGATTATAAAGGTACGGACATTATCGCGTTTCAGTATAAGAGCCGGAAGATAAATGTCAACGGCTTGCAGATGTACGGATTCGCGACAGCAGGGTCAGACGTTCATATTTACGGCGGAGATCAGCGAACAGATGACGTTTATATATCTAACTTTACGATCCATGATTCGGCGCCTGTAGGTATCGGGATCGGAGGCGGCGTCTATTACGTTACGTTGAGCAACGGTATTGTTCACACTAGAGGCGGAACAGCCGGGATCACTTCTCCGAACAACCAGGCCACTATTATTGCGGTTCGTGCGGTGGGTTACACAGACGCAGCAGTATTAGCCGGACAAAAGTACAAGGTGGTTCCAAACAACCTGAAAGGCGGCTTTAGAGCGGCGGCTTCCTCCGGTTCTCCTCTAACGGACACAAGCGCTATCATCGCTGGCTCAGGGACGATTATCGCGAAAGGTGAACGGAATTTCATTGCTGGCGTAGCGGGCGGCGCGACAACGGAAGGTTCGCGGAATGGTGTTTTGTATTCGTGGAATTCGCATACGAAAGGTGAGAGCGGTTCCTCGGCAGTAATTGCGTCTAAAAACGTAGTAAACACGAAAGAATACACCGTTGCTTTGGGACATGGCGATGGCGACCCGTCGGAAGCGAATAAGAAAATCGAGATTGACGCGATGGGTGGACGAGTTCGAGCTACGGGCGCAATCGAAAGTGCTTCGAATCTACAAGACTTCGGAGAATACTTCGAATCAATCGACGGACAAAAAATCGATGCTTCGTATCTCGTAACGTTGGAAGGCGATAAGATTCGTAAAGCTAATGCGGGCGATAAAATTCTCGGCGTCGTATCAAAAACGGCCGGTCTGGTTCTCGGTGGGGCTGCGTTTTACTGGAACGACCGTTATTTGCGCGATGAATTCGGCGAACTTATTTATCGTGAAATTTACGAAGATGGCCGCCTCGTTACAGTTCCTGCGGAGAATCCGGACTATGATCCGACGGTTGAGTATACACCGCGAGAGGGAAGGGACGAGTGGCACGTTATCGGCCTTATCGGTCAGGTACTCGTTCGTATCGACTCTACTGTCGCAGTAGGCGACAGCGTAACTGCTATCGACGGAATCGCAACAAAGGCGGAATCGGACGGCTATGGAACGGTCATGAAAATAAAAACGCCTTATGACGCAGAAAAAGGCTATGGCGTAGCGCAAATGATCGTTACGCCGCAGCACTAGGAGGTTCGATAATGATTTATAACGATGCGGAACAGTCGTTTGAAATTACCGCCTCAACCAAACGAAAAGTAACTACCGGAATTCAATTTAGTACGCAAGATATCGGGACGGCAAAAATAACGTTCAGACTGACGAAGGACGGCGAACCTTTGCCGATCTCAAACGCAACACACGGTAAGCTATTTATGCGGATGGCTGACGGCAGTGAGTTTTACGTTAATACGGAAGTCGAGGACGCTTTGGAGGGCGTCCTTTTTTACATCCTTACCGACGATCAAATTAAGCACGCCGGAACAGTAGCGGCAGAGCTTTACGTTAATTATGACAACGGACAGAGTCTAAGCGTTCATAAATTTTCGTTCGAGATCGATAAGGCACTCATCGATGCCAATATCGCTCCACTTGCGGAATACTATATCGAAGATTTCGAAGACCTGAAGACGGATATCAACAAAACTACGGATGAGATCAACCAGACTCTCAACGAAATAAAAGCGAAGTTTGATGAATTCGAGAACATCGAAACAAAGACCGGTTCTCAAGAGAAAGCGAATGCAGCGGAAGCGAACGCAAAAGCTTACACGGACCAACACGCAGGTAAAACGGACAATCCGCATAAGGTTACGAAAGCGCAAGTCGGCCTGACTAACGTTGATAACGTAAAACAGGCGGCCAAAACGGATTTTGATACTCATGTTGGAGATAACGTGCGGCATATTACGGCCGATGAGCGAACAAAGTGGAACGGTAGTCAGTTACTTAAAATAACGAATGATGTCGGAAACGTTCTTGTCTCAGCGGGAGACACTGACGATTTTTATACGAAGATTACTCAAAGCGGGAGACGGTTCGGCACTTTTTATTCCACGGGTAAGGCAACAAACGCACCTTCTACCAACTCTACACGAGGATTTTTTCATATGACTGCAACCGATAGTAATGGGTTAGGTACGTTTGGCTACGTTATAGCGGTTGATTGGCAAAATAACATGTTTACGAATTATTTAAATATGGACACAGGATGGCAAGGGTGGCGTCGCGTTTTATCTTCGTCTGACTTATCGCCGATATGGAATAACGTAACCCTTATAAACGGAGCGAAACAGGATTCGGTTTATCCATTCAAATTCTCCGTCAGCAATAACGTTCTATGGTTACGGGGGTCATTTGGAACACTTCCTGCTGTCGGAACATCTGTCGCGAAATTCACGAATAAACCGACGCAGTTGGTCGACTTTGTTGTACCGACGATCGGATCTTACGGAACTGCTCGATTCTCCCTAACGACTGATGGCGATTTAAGATACGATGGTATGACGGCAAACGATAACTCAAGCGTGTCGCGAGTCTCATTTAACATCGGAATTCCACTATGGTAATGGAGGCGATGAATATGCACGTCCTTTTCTACGATGATAATTTCAAATATGACGGTGAAGCCGATATCGAAATAAATACGGAGGAAGGCGAGGAACTGCCGCCTAATTGTACAACAGCTTTAATTCCCGCTGGGCTTTACGATCCAAAGTATGATCCGAAAAAAGGCGTTTGGATTGAGTCGGCAACGCAAGAATATATAGACAGTGTGAAACCGCCTGCGCCGAAGCCGAGCGAAATAGAAGTCCTGTCTCAACAGGTCGCAGATCTATACTATCTAATTGCGATGGGAGGAGCGTAATGTGATAGATTGGTTCGAGTACATCAAAGGATTTTATGAAACAGGTCGGTGGACGAAAAAACAAGTTTACGATGTTGTTGCCGTCGGCCGCATCACGCCGGAACAATACGAAGAAATTACCGGAGAACCGTATGATCCCAATACGCCTCCCAGCGAAGGGCCTTCTGAGGCGACTGACGGATCTACTGGGGCTGAGTAAATAACGGAAAGGAGGCGGCCCAATGCCGGAACCGAACATACACGAATTTAACGATAAGTTAGCCGAAGTTCGCGAATGGCTTGTTCGGATAGACACCAAGGTCGATTATTTTAACGATGTAAAAACGACAGCCGAGAGAGCTGACGAAAAAGCCGATGAAGCATTGTCGTTGGCGAAAGAAAACCGCGCAGATATAGCGGATATGAAAGCAAATACGAAATGGATTTGGGGCGTAATGATCGGCGTCGCTGGCTTAGCGATATCGGGAGTTGCGCTATTTTTATAACCAAATAAACGCAATACGCCCGTCAGGTGAGAGTCCCGGCGGGCTTTTTTAATTTCGAAAGGAGACGATAAAATGGCGATTTCAGTACGAAAAAACTTGGTGGCGGAAAGTAAGCGCAAATTAAAATGTCCGTATTCAATGGATGCGAAGTACATTACGTTCCACAATACGGCTAATGACGCTTCAGCAGCGAATGAGGTTTCGTATATGATCGGAAACACAAGTGTAACAAGCTTTCATTTCGCGGTGGACGATAAGGAAGTCGTACAAGGTATTCCGACAGACCGAAACGCGTTTCACTGCGGCGATGGTAGCGGCGTGAATTCCGGAAACCGTACGTCTATTGGCGTAGAGGTATGCTATTCGAAGTCAGGCGGCGCCAAGTACAAAGCGGCCGAGAAACTGGCGATTAAATTTATCGCGCAATTATTGAAAGAGCGTGGCTGGGGCGTTGACCGCGTTCGTAAGCACCAAGACTGGTCCGGTAAATATTGTCCGCACAGGGTTCTCGCCGAGGATCGTTGGGAAGAAGTAAAAGCAGGTATTGCCGCGGAACTTAAAGCACTCGGCGGTGAATCAACGTCATCTTCGTCTACGAAGAAATCAGCGCCTAAAGCTTCCGGATCTACCTATACCGTCAAGAAAGGCGACACACTTTCCGAAATTGCGGAGAAAACAGGCGTAAGTGTGGCAAAGCTTCAATCGTACAACGGCATCAAAAACGCAAATAAAATTACGGTTGGCCAGGTGCTCAAGCTTAAAGGCGGTTCCACGTCGACCTCTAAAGGAAAGAAATACGTTTATCTTCCGGCATCTGCCGATTCTTGGCGCATCTATCCGACTAACAAAGCGCCGGTTAAAGGAAATGAATGCGGCTACTTGCGTCCTAAGAAATTCGGCGGCCTGAAATACGAAGTCCTTGCGAACCCACAAACGGACGTCTATACAATCAAAACGGATCAGTTCGGAAAAGTAAATATCTACGCTGCGAAATCAACTGGCGCAACAGTAAAATAACGAAAGGGAGACGATACTATGCAAGACGTTTTAATTTTCGCGACTGTACTGGCGCCTATTTTAACGGCGCTTGTTCAACTCGTTAAGAAAACGGTTAAGCTTCCGACTAATGTAATCCCGGCGTTAAGTTTTGTGATCGGTATCGGACTAGGCGCGGTTGCTTATCCGTTTACTGACCTCGACTTGGTGCTGCGATTATGGGCCGGCGGCTTTGCGGGATTAGCTGCGACAGGTCTTTTTGAACTCGGAGCCAAACGCGAAGGTACAACGAAATAACGAAACTTTTAGCGAGCGCTTACGTATAATAACGTAGGTGCTCGCGTACATAAAAACTCATTGCGGATAAGTTTGGCGGCGTAGTATAATTTTACTAACTCATATAAAGGACGGGTGAATTAACGTGGAATATAAAACGGTGACTGTGGCGAAGAAAAAGTTCGGCTTTGGTAGGATTATTAGTTTGTGCGTTGGATCGTTTATAATGTTGATTTCGGTACTCTTATGTCTCACAATTATCGGTATTCTTCCGGGCTTAGGTCTCGCATTCTTCAGTCTTCCGTTTTTCGCAATCGCGTTAGGAGGCGCACGGTACTCTTGTCCGAATTGCGGACACGATAAAAACTTCGTAACGAGCGGAAAGGTTAACGATAGCTGCCGTCGTTGTAAACAGAATATAGCGGTCGACTGGGTAAAAAACGTCGGCTAACGAAAACAGCCCCATCCTTAACCGGATGGGGCGTTTTTTACGTTTATGATATCCGCAAACCTCACGAAATTAGTATCGCCTTTGGCGTCCTTCACGCGAAACTCCTTCCGTATGTGGTCCACGTAATGTACTGCGCCAATTACCTCGCGTATGTATCCATCGTCGTATAGTTCGAATGCAAGCGACGCGCCGACCTCCATCGACTGTGCGACCGTTATTTCCATGTCCTCGATCTGCTGCGTATCCAGTTGCGGCTTCTCAACCTTCCGTTTCTCTTCGGCTTGGCGCGCTAGGCCGGCTCTGTGCTCCGGTAATATAATGCGCATCGCCCACCGTTTATCCTCGATCTCCATGGCGAACACCTCCGCATTTATTATATGCGAATATGTGTTCGGTTATCAACAGTCAAAATAATCCTCTCGATCGACTTCGTATCCCAGCGACCTTAAAGCGCGCTGTACTTTTACCCACGTTGAAATACGCGGCGCATAATCGCGATCATTACACATGCTCGTCATTGTGCCGTGACCTATGCCGGCCTTCCGGCGAACCTCTTCTTGCGCGATTCCTTCTCGATCTAAAAAGCGGCCGAATCGGCTACGTCGTTTACCTAGTCCAAACATCGGACAACACCTCCTAAAATCAGCGTGTCCAAAAAATCGGAAAGTTAAACGCAGGCAAAAAACTGTGATATTGGACGATCCGTAGCGCGTAACGTTTATTAAACGGCAACTACACGGCAGCTAAACGGTAGGGTGCGGGTAGGTTCAGCAGAGTTGCGAAAAGGTTACCGCACTTAGCGACGAATTCCGTAACGGTTATTACCGTGTTAACCTACCGCACTTTATCGCGTTTAACGCCCGTAACGAAGCCGTTTACGAAATTTGTTAAGGAGTGAGAGAGATGAGCGAAGCGAGACGAAGGAACGACAGGGCGGGGCTCACACGAGCGTTTTCGTTCGTGCCCGGCGGATTCACAGCGGCAGGATTTTTCGATATGTCACCTGAGGTAGTCGGCTTGTACGCGTTAGTGGGCGGCGCGGGCTTGGTCTGCATTGGAGCGGCTTGGCTAGAAGGGCGCTTGTTCGGCGGCAAATTTGCGTATATTGGAGACGCAGTAAACGGGCTCTTACGGTTCGTCCTGCCGGCGGGGTATGCCGTGTTGCTACTGCGTTTTTTAAACGCGATATGAAACGGTTCTTGCGCAACTTACACGCCAAGCAGACGCTAAAGTACGCCTTTGATGCCGCAGGCCTGTACGCAGCCAAGCGCTTGTCTAACGGAAAAGAAGCGCGCCGATATCCGAAAATCCATGACGTTGATATTAACGAAGAAAGAACGCGATATGTATTTACGTTACTTAACGGAATGGACCCGAAAGAAATCGCGAAAAAGGAATTTGTGTTCCGGCAAGTATTCGGACGCAACGTGGAACTAAGCGGCGATCTAAAACGCTATGTATTAACGGTTTATAGCGCCGAGATGCCGGCCGTATTGCGCTATAACTTTGCGGAGATTCAACCGGTCATTGAGCGTCACAATCTCGGCATTATCGCGGGCAAAGATCGCCACGGTCGGTATGTTAGCTTCGATTTGTTGACGCAACCACATATTCTTATTGCGGGCGAAACGGGAAGCGGAAAGTCAACGCAGCTACGATCGATCCTAACAACGCTGATAAAACAGAACCGGCCCGACCGGCTGCAGTTATACCTTGCGGACTGTAAGAAATCGGAGTTCCACGTATTCCGGAAAGTCGAGCATGTACAGTGCGTTCTAACGAGCGCAGAAGATATCCGAAGAATGTTACGAAGCATAAAACGCGAATTAGATGAGCGCAGCAACCTTACGGAGCAGTTCGAAATAAGCCATATCGATGAGCTCCCGGATGACCGTAAACGACCGTATATAGTCGTCTGTATTGATGAGTTTCTTCTATTAAGAAAAGACGCCGAGATCATGGACGTATTAGCGGAGCTCGTCGCGATAGGTCGGACGCTAGGAGTATTCGCGATTCTTTCGATGCAACGGCCGAATGCCAAAACGCTTGATACGACTATTCGCGCAAATCTAACCGTAAGCATGGGCTTTAAGCTGCGCGATATAACGGAGGCCCGAATCGTCAATACGCCAGGCGCCGAGAAGCTGGACGTAAGCGGGCGGTTCATAATGGCGGCCGACAAAACCTACGAACTACAGGCGCCGTATCTCGAAATGAACGAGGCGAAGGCGCTGCTGAATCCGTATTGCGTAATGAAATCACCGACCAAAGACGTAACGCCACCGGCAGCCGAGCCGGAAATCTTAACGGAAAAGGACGTGTTTATCGATGGCCCTTACTAACCGAGATAAAGCGATCATTGCGGATCTTAATAAATTTCGCGTAATGGATCGTGATACGATTGCCGAGCTGCATTTCGGAAATTTGCGCAGACCAAAATACGCAGCCAATAACGTTCTGCTGCGGTTGCTTAGGGACGGACATATTCAGCGATCGACGGCGCGCCAGCCTTACGTTTACTTTGGCGGCGAAACAACGATGAAAAAGAACAGCGCCAAGATCGATCATTTTCTTGCGATAGGTAACGTTTATAAAGAGATGCGAGGCCAGTCGTTGGAGTCGTTCTTGGTGGAGCCGAAGTACGGAGAAAAGGGAACGGTCGAGCCGGACATATTTGCGCTATACCGGCGGACGCCTTTCTTTATCGAGGTGCAGCGGTCAGTCTATTCGGAAAAACAGATGCGCGAAAAGTTAGACCGGTATGAAGCGTTTTTCCAGTCGGGCATTATTGCGCTGGAAGCGTGGCAGAATCCCGAGCGGATAATGTTTCCGCACGTACTGATTCTATCGGACACGCGATACGGACTGCCTTCGTTTCCGTTTAAGGTATTCCAGGCGCCGACCTTTACTGCGTTTATTCAGTCGATAACAAAGCCGAAAGAAAAGACGCCCGCGAATTAATCGTGGGCTTAATCGCGTAACTCAAACAATTCGTTCATATCCGTAATACCTAATCCTTTAGCGACTTTGGCTACGTGTTCGCGATTTACTGTACTGCGTTGGTTTGCGCAAAGTTCAGAGATTACGTTATTTCTTACGCCGATCTCTTCGGCAAATTTCGTTTTCTTTATTCCTCGCTTGTCCAAAATTTCCTCGAGCTTTACATAAAGGCGCATTTCTTCCACCCCTAGACGTTTGATAAGTCTATTCTATCGCGTTATTGATATTTTGTAAATAAAATTATTGACTTATTGCTAATTAGTTATTATTATTTAATTACTGATATATCGATAAAACGAAAGGGGTTGACGATATGCATTACTTAGCGGAACACCAAACGTTCGAATCGACGGCTCAACTTAACGAAGCTGTTTACGAACATATCAAGCGCAATACATACGAGCTTAACGATACGGATCGCCAGGCGCTTAAGATGATCGCACGTTACGCGGTTAAGTTTAGCGGAGCGGCGCACCTTAAAGCGGAAACGTTGGCGAGCCTAATCGATAAATCCGTTAAGACGGCGCGTCGGGCGCTGAATAAACTAGCGGGGCTCGGCATCGTAAAGAAGGTCGCTACGACGAGGAAGATCAACGGAGGCAAAGGCGCGAACATCATCGTAATCCTGCCGGTTGGAAGCTGCGAAGAAAACCCGAAGGACACGCTTTTGTCCGAGGATGACCAGTCGACAATGTCCAATCGCGGACAAGCCGAAAAGCCTACGGAATCAACGGTTGAGGCGCCGAAAACGAAAAACGAACCATCGGATTTAATTAAGCGTTCTAAAAACCAAAATAACGTATTAGATACGGCGGTAATACCGGCTGAAGCGTTAAAAGGCGCGTTGCCTAACGAAATCTATAACGCAATGGCTCGATACTTTGACGCAGATAAAATTTATAAATACTACGGAATTCTTTTGCGCGCTAAGGCAAGCGTAGACAGATCGATCAGACTCGAAGAACATGCGGCGCCTTTCGTTGAAGCGTGGCACGCAACGATTATGAAAGCGAAATCGCACGAAATTAAGCGTTTCGACGATTACCTATACGCTGGGTTTAGGAAGGCGGCTTGGACGGTTAAGGCGCGCTTAAATCGTGCGAACAACGTTAGTCTATTAGCGAAGTTCGAAGCGCTTCTTCAGGCGCAGTAG